ACTCATGCGTTCACCTCCACTTTTGAGCGCACATTAAGTATACTATTTGTGTGCTTAAAAGTCAATACCTAATACTGAAAGATACGATACGGCGGGGGGCGTTCCGTTTCGGAACCCCCTTTTTTAATCCTCCAAGAAATCCTCCAACTCAATCTTCCCGTCTGCCGCAGCAGCAGCCAGAGCGTACACAAACTGCCCGATGGTCATTCCGTGCCGTCTGGCTTCACGGTTGATATACTTGCGTTCTTCCTCGCTCATAAGGATGGTAATGCGTTTAGAACGCTTGCCGTCACCGCTTGCAACACCTTGATGCGATTCCGGCATCGGGAATTTTTTCTTTGTCAAGCCAGCTTCAGCCAGTGCGCCTGGCACATCGCCTTGTTCGATAAGACGTTGAACTTCTTTCGCCTGTTTCAGCTTCTTCGGCTTACTTTCGCCTAACACAGCATCACTCGGCTGGCTTTCGCTGTCTTTGGCTTGCTTCGGCTTAATACTGCTTAATTCCACTTCACTCGGCTGTGCATGGCTGTCTCTGGCATCACTAGGCTTAATTAACTCTCGTTCGGCATTATTCGGCTTTGTTTGGCTTACTTCTTCTTCCTTTGGCTCACTTCGGCTTAATGTCTGCTCCGAAAAAATAGGCTGGAAGTCAAACCCGCCCAACAAGCCGGATGTTTTTTTGCTGGTTGACTTCATTCTTCTTCATCCTCCATCTTTGCTCCGCAACAAGCGCAAAATCTTGTCTCACGGTACATTTTCGGATAACGTACAATTTTATAATGGCAGTTTGAGCATTCGAGCCAATTCCAATGTTCTCCATCCTCGTCCACTCGATGATGAACTTCCCACTTTGCCGTTTCTTTCGGCTGAATTTCATCCATCAATTTTACATGGCGAATCACATTTTCTAAAACATCGCATACACTTGCTGTTTCACTGCGAAATCTTGCTTGGTCAGCTTGGTTCTGCAAATAGTAATTTACGAGTTCTTCAGAATCAATTAGTCTCATTTTTATCACCCTCCACAATCGTCTCTGCCAACGCCTTGAAATCCTCTGCGCTGGTACTCTTTGCCGTGTCACCGCTAAACAGGCTGTGACGTTCTGCCTGCGCCTTACGAACGCCCATAGACGGTCTAATCTTTACGTCCAGCAGCCTTGTTCCCATGCTTTCTGCAATCACAGGGAGCTGCTCTACAACCTCTTTGGACAGGTTCTCACGGCTCTTGTACTGGTTCAGAAGCAGACCTTCAATCTTCAAAGTCGGGTTGAAGTATCTGCGCACATCGCCGATGGTCTGCGAAAGCTGGCTCAAACCAGCCAGTGCGTATCGGTCTGCCGTGATGGGCACGATGATGCTGTTGGCTGCGATCAGAGCGTTCACAAGTGCAAGACCGAGCTGCGGAGGAGTGTCCAGAACGATGTAATCGTACTGTGCAGACATGGATTCCAGTGCTTCACGCAGCCGAAAGTTCTTGCCCATGTCCCGGACAAGTTGTTCGTCAATGTCCTTCAATGCGCTGTCGGACGGAAGAATGTCACCAGCTTCACAGTGCTGGATTCCTTCTTCTACCGTGCCCTGCCGGGTCATTACATCGAACAGGGTACATACGTCCTCTGTCTGTGCTCCGTAGGTGTCCGTTGCGTTGCACTGTGCATCGCAGTCCACCAGCAACACCTTCTTGTCAAGCAACTGCAACGCACCAGCCAGACAGGTGCTTGTGGTAGTCTTTCCTGTGCCGCCCTTCTGATTGGCGACAGCTATGATTTTTGCCATTTTATCACTCTTTCTTTATTTGCCGTTAAGCGCTTCAATGGAATAAAACGCTGGCATATACTTGTCTACGATACCCGCTTTGTCTACGCTTCTAATCAGATAGCCAACAGGTCTGTCGGGAAACGGCGTTCTGTTCAAAGATAGGATGTCCTTATACGCTGCCTTCACTGTATCGTAAACCGCTTCTCTGCGTCTCGGCAGCTTGATTTCAGGATGCTCTTTCTTCATCCACTTCTCAACCACTTTTGACACGTCAACGCATTCCTGCTTTTCCAGCTCGTCACACACAGACCAGTCAAAATCCTCGTATCCGCTTCTGCGGGGCTTTCTGGCAGCTTTTTGAGGTTCGGTAGATACTTCGCTTGCCTGAGCTTCAATCAGCGTCTCAGACGCTTTAATTTTGGGCTTGAACTTGACTGCCATAGCCTTTCGTGCTACAAGAACCGGTTCGTAGGTCACCACGATGTCAGACACAGCATTGATCTCATCTACTGCAACATCAAGCACTCGTTTGCGAAGGTTCTTGTAAACATCGTAGCTCGCTTCCATCGCACCAAGCTGTTCTCTCAACTTCTTCAGACTGATTTCATGCGGTTTGCTGTCCATGTTCAACCAGTCCCGAAGAATCGAATAAAGCAGAATGCTATACTGTGATTTCATCCGTGACGTATAACGCAGCCGATACCGGACATAGCCGCTTTCTGCGATGTCAAAGAAGATAGGTCTAAGGTCAGGGTTGCAAGTGATTGCCACAACATAAGACCTTGTTTCCGGCACATAGTCCAGCTTTGCCCTTGTGAAAAGAACAAAGCTCTCAAACGTTCCCTTCTCTTTGTCAATGGGAATCGACACAGTGTTGCCCAAAAAGTGCTTGATCTGCGGCTCAATCCTTCGTGCATCAAGGCTTTTTAACCCCAGCAGGTCTCTGTACTCTGCCAACGAGAACTCCACACGGCTGCTGCTTGGGTCTCTCGGATTTATTCTTGACAAGTAAACCTCTAGCAACCGAAGTTCGCCTGCCGTGTAGTCCCTGAACTTTGCCCACACAAGAGATTTGCTTTTTTCGACAAGGTTGTTGTCGGATATTTTTGGCATCTGTTCGCCTCCTTTTCTAGCCTAAAAGCAGTATATCACAGGTCGGGGGACAAGTCAACACGTTTTGTCCCCCATGACTTGTCTTTTTGTCCCCCATATGGTCGTCAAAACGTCCCCCATGACTTGTCAAAACGTCCCCCATGCTTTGTCATTTCGTCCCCCATCTACATATTATATATTAAACAAGAAATAAACAAGAGGTTAAATATCATCGTTAAATAGGCGATGACTATAATTTTCAACAATTTCTTTGTTTTTCCATTCCAGCTTGTGGATAACTTAACTTTCCATTTGCTGAATAAAGTCTTTCCAACAATGATTAGTCTTATCTAACGTGTACAAAAAGTGGATGAAAAACTTTTAAGCCGGTGTTATGGGGGACAGATTGACAAGCCGACCAATCACAGACAATAAATTAACGACAGCTCGTTATTTATTCCGCGCAAATGCTGTCGATTTACAGACTATGGGGGACGGAATGACAAGGCGAATTTGCCCGATAGGTGTACAAAAAGTGGACGAACGTGGACAAAATGTTCTTCAAAAACTGCGATAATTCGACAATCATCCAGTTATATTATTGGGATTCACAGTATAAGAATCGTTGGACTTCATGGCGGCTTCCGTTCCAGCGTCCTGTGCCTGATAAAGAATCTCCATCTTTGGGGCGGTACCGTTTGGGTCTGGGTCTGTTCCGGTAGCCTGTGCCATCTCATAGTTACCGGACACCATCCGGCAGACAGCGACCCTGTCCTTCAACGGCGTGTGGAGGTTTGCCAGAATCTCCGTCAACACGCCAATGTGGTCTGAGCCGTGATCTCCGTACCGGATGTACAACAAGGCATCTATCTCATAGGAAGAACATTCCATCATGGCATCTATGAGAATCCGCCGTTTCTCCAAATCGGAAAGGTCATCTTCCAGATGCTCCAGTAGCCCTGGGTGAATGCAAGCGTCTATGTATCGAGCCGCCGATACGCCGCAGCAAGTGAACCAGCGCATAGCCATCGGCAGGGAGATAGCTGCCAGGCCTTGCTCCCAATTTGCTATCGTGCCACGATTTACGCCCATCTTTGCCGCCAACTTCTGCTGGCTCAAGCCGGAACGCATTCGAGCTATCTCTAATGCTTTGGCTGTTCTTACTAAATACTCATCCATAAATTCTCAACCCTTCAACAAAATTCGGCAAAACTGCCGGATTCGACAAGCCAAAAAATGGAAAAAGCTGCTATGGAGAACCAACAGCAGCCTGTGTTATAACTGTACCATCGAAAAAACAATCAAAACAGGAGGTAACAACATGATTATCATTGACGGAATGCCCGCATCTGAACCGAACGAAAACAAAACGCCGAAACCGTGGGAGGGTTAGTGTATGAACCAGATTGATACCATGCTCATTCCCTATGCTCGCCAGACCGCTTTAAAACTGGTCTACAACCTTTCAAACAACGATGCAGATAAGTTTGCTTATGAAGAAGCAAAAAACGTTCTGGAGCGCGCCGTAGCCGCCTTAGACGATGGGCGAGACCCGGCAGACAACATCGAACGCATTGACGGGCAGCTTGTGGAACTGTGAAAGGAGAAGAAGATGGACTTTACGAATGGATTCTATAAAGCCGAAAACCCTGTCGTTCTTGAAGAAGTGAAAACTTTCCTCCAGTCAATGGAACGGCGTGGAGCAACCGTGAAAGACTTGGACGATGCCATTGTGCAGCTAAACAATGTTTCGCACAGCATCAGCACAAACGCTCTCGTCAAAGCAGATGTGCTTGACAATTTACCGGATAACCCTTTTCGTTCCATGCTCAACGGAATGTTACAAAGCAAAGGGTAACTTAAATTTAATGTGGCTCTTAATCATTGTCATTGCAATTTTTGGCTTCCCCGATGCAAAGTAACGGATGCAAAGAAAACGTTCGATTTTTGCGAAGTTGTTTAAATCGTATTGACTATACAACTGAAAGATGTATAATCGTATCAAATGAACATCTGCACTTACCGATCGGGAGGGTATGCTACAATGAGCGAACAAGAAAGAGCTAAGATTGACCGATTTATTGCATGGCTACTAGAACATCCTGAAAAGATTCCAGCAGCGGAGCAAGCCCTAGACCTAGAATAACAGAAAACCCCTTGCGCAGAGCTACACCAGCCCGGCACAAGGGGTTTTTATTTTACCGGGTCAATCTTCACAGACTTTCATCAGCTCATTGAACCTAGAAGAATTTGCGCTTACGGTTTCGGATGCCTTGTGCCCGTCCTCGTAGGTGACATAGAACGTCACATCGGCTTTGGATTTTGCAGTAGAAGAGCCATAAATAGCACCAGGAAGCCCACCAACAGCACCGCCAATCGCTGTGCGAACGGCAGCGCTTCCGGCTTTTTTGCTGATTCCAGAAGCAACAATCTTTGTTTTTACAGGCGTTGCGTACATTTTCTGCTTTAGCTTATTTTTCTCCATAAAAAGATTGTATTCCTTTTTGCCCTTAAAGAACAAAAACAGACCAACCGCCATACAAATGATAAAGGCAGTGGTTGAATACATCAGGAAAATAAAGGACAATATGATGAAAGCCATTCCGAACGAGTACATAAACCTTGCACCCATGTGGCTGCTCTTATCGTTAAGAAGCTCTTCTTTGCTGTGCTTTTTCATCTTCCACCTCGATTAAAACCAGCGATTCTTTCTTTTACGGTAACGATATTTTCTGCTGTTGCCATATAGTACACGGTCATTGCCTTTTAACAAGGCTTGCATGAACCAGAAGCAAAAGGCACAGCCGCACAACAAGTAATACACGGGCTTGCCTCACATCTTCTCGATCAGGTTCATCAGCGCTTCGCGTTGCGCTGTCGGCATAGATTCAAGCTTTTTTCTAATCCGCTCCACTGCTGCATCAACTTCGCTTTGCGGCTGCTTGGACGGATTTTCTTTTTGTTCGCCAGTGAGCAGGTAGTCCACAGTAACAGCAAAGTATTGTGCTAACCTTGAAGCGTTATCGGAAGACGGCTTTGGGTCTTCGCCTTGTTCATACTTCTTTTTCCAGTAAGACCAAGACGATTTCGGCAGTCCAGCATCAATAACGGCTTTTGTCGGTGCAACATTCTTTGAATCGCATAATGCGAGGAAGTTGTCAAAAAACATATACTCAACCTTCTGTTCTTGTGCAAATTGCCGAAGTTCAACAAATTGAGCATAAGCCCTTGTAATGTTCAAAGAATTGTGCTTTAATAGTGCTATCAGGTTCAAGAAATTGAGCACAATTCCAATCGAATACAAGAGCAATGATTAAATGTTTGAACTTTGTTGACAACATTATATTATCACACTTTTAGTCTTTGTTCAAGTATTTGTACAAAGAAAGGGGAGAGAAAATTTGCGTCCAGAGTGGACGGGGGATGTTATTGGAAAACTTCATGTTCATGGGCTGTCTATTAAAGAACTTGCTGAGAGCATGGGGTACTCGCATGAATACCTAAGCGTCATCCTCAACGGCAAACGAGAACCTACTGGTATCAAAGAAAAGGTTGAAGATGCGGTAAACAAATTGATTGAGCAGAGAAAGGAAAGTGAAAATGGCAAACATTCAAGTTTTTGAATATCAGAACAACAAGGTTCGCACAGTTGATGTGGAAGGCGAAGCATGGTTTGTTCTGAAAGACGTGTGCGAAATTCTGCGCATGGATACTACCCAGCTTAAAAAGGTCGCCGACCGACTGGATGAAGATGAAAAGGGTCGTACCCTGATTACGACCCCCGGTGGAATGCAGGAAACATGGATTGTCAACGAAAGCGGTTTGTATCACGTCATCCTACGCAGCGACAAGCCAGAAGCGGCACCGTTCCGCAGATGGGTCACAAACGATGTGCTTCCTGAAATCCGTAAGACCGGAAGCTACAACGCACCGCAGCTTACCCGCTCACAGCTCCTTGCAACTGCACTGATCGCAGCGCATGAGGAGCTGGAAGAGAAGGACAAGCAGATTGAGACCATGAAGCCGAAAGTGCTTTTTGCTGACGCAGTTTCAGCAAGCAAAAAATCCATTCTTGTTGGTGAGCTTGCAAAGTTGCTTTCGCAAAATGGCATCAATATCGGTCAGAACCGTTTGTTCGACTGGATGCGAAAGAACGGCTATCTCATTAAAGACCCAAAACGAAGTGACTACAACTTGCCTACGCAGCGTAGCATGGAGAAAGGCCTGTTTGAAATCAAAGAGACCACGATTCAGCACAGCGACCACGTTTCCATTAACAGAACACCGAAGGTCACTGGAAAAGGACAGGTCTACTTCGTTAACCTGTTTCTCAAGTCTGAAAAGCAAGAGCCTACCGCACCGTCTGGCTTTGAGCTAGAAGTGAAGATGAAGCTGTTGCAGCGAGGTATGAAGCAAACGGAGCTGATTCAGGCGGTTCAAAGCGATACTGGATTGTTCCTTGATGATTCGTACCTCTACAAGATTCTTCGCGGCGAGCGAAAGCCAGAGAAGATTATCCAGAGCATCTGCAAGATTCTTGAAATCGAGCAGAAGGAGGACTGAACATGAGGCGGTTTATCACTTTAAAGGTTGAAGTTGACCTTGAGCACCCGGAAGAAGCGCACCACGCCATTGACGATGCGATCAAGGCCTACGAGGAAAGCAAAAAGGGCTGGGATCTCTTTGAAATCAACGAAGCCAAAAGCAGGGCACGAGACATTTTGTACAACCTGTGCAATGAAGGCTACAGTATGATATGGACGGTCACGGATGGCGCTGTCGGCCTGACGATCTGGACAAATTTCAAGGAGCCTTGTGTTGGACAGTGCTATATGCCAAAAGAAAACCTGTTTGACATCTGGGTCGAAAAGCTAGTTGCGCTATGCATTGCCACAGGTCGGGAAGTCCCGAAGTTTATCACAGATAAGGCTGGTGAGTGCTGGTGATGAAATTTCGCAAAGCACAAAGCCGCAAGCGCAGACTAAAGCTGGCAATGGCAGCTGGCGTGTCCAGAAACGATGCCAACAAGGTGCTGTGGATGGAGAAATCCATCAACCAGTGCTTTGAGCGTCACAATCGGGAAACCAGACTGAAAGAGAGTGGTCGCATTGGAAGAAAAGTATTGTGAGCGCTGCGGTGTCTTTCTTGGCCTTGTAAACCCATGCAAAAAGTATTGCGAAGAATGTAAAATCATTGTTCGCAGAGAACGGCAGGCCCTTATAAAGAAAGGAATCAAGGCTGAGCCGGAACCGGCTTTATGCGCTTGGTGCAAGAAGCCAATGGTTCGGAAGTTCTGGTCTCAGAAGTATCACCCTGAATGCGCAGCAGATGCAAACAAGGCTTTGACCAAAAAGTACAAAGCCAAAAAGCAAAAAGAGCTGAAAGAAATAAAAGCATCTGGCGAGTTCAAAATTACTTGGGATGTGCAGGAACCAGAACGTGCGAGACCTCAAAAGCACGAACCTCCAAAATACACCGTGCGCCAGATGAACGATGCCGCAAAGCGATACGGCATGAGCTACGGCCATTACAGTACTTTACTTGCACAGGGAAAGGTGAAGGCTCCTGATGAACGGTAAATACTACGGCCAGCGTGAAATCCGCTGGCACAGCCGGGAGAAAGACCGACTGGAACACATTCAAAGAAAGGATAAAGATGAAAGCATTCGTGGAAATCGTCCTGATTTGGGGCATTGTCTTAGCATTGGTTCTAGCAGCGTTCCTGCTAAACTTCTGGCTGGTGCATCATATCGAGATTCTGATCGGCGCTAAAGCGACCTGGTACATTATCGGAATCTGCGCTCTGATGGCCACCTGCTGGATTTTCGGTACAGGTAAGAAAGCATGACGCTGGAAGATGCAATGAAAGCCAGGTACTTCAACATCAACGACCTTAGCCGTAGATCGGGAGTATCAAGGCCGACGATTTACAGCATCTTGGGCAAGCGAAAGAAGCAGAAAAGCTCCGTTCGAGTCGATACGCTTATAAAAATCGCAAAGGCATTGAATGCAAAGATTGTCATTAGCGAAAACAAGCCAAATGGGTTTGACATTGTTTTAAAAGAGGTGAAGAGAAATGAAAACTGTTAAAGGCACTGTATTGTGCTTTATAAGCATATCCATCGCCGTTGCAGCACTTGGATGTGGAAATGCCATCAATGGCGCTTCCAATGGTTGGGGGATGCTTGGATATACGCTGCTGTCCGTGTCTATGCTTTTTACCGCTTTGATTCTCGCTATTATCGGCGTTAGTGCTGAGAATGAGAGAATCGAGCGTGAAAATCGAAAAATCAGACGTGTAGCCCACCACACCAACGAGTGGAGGGATGTTCAGTGAAATGCCCGATGTGCGGACAGGAAAGTGTTACGACCGTAGACACTAGGAACGAGGATGATTGTATCATCCGTAGAAAGCACTGCCTGAACAAGGAGTGCGATTACCGGTGGTCTACTATTGAAATCGACACAAGCCAGTGGTACTCAGCTCTTCAAATCCAAGAGCACAGAAAGCAGAGAGGACGGCCCAGAAAGAATGATTAGCGTGAGCTTAGATAGATTCGGCGGAGTGACCGAACCGGAGGACGGCGTGTATTTCCTAACCCGCGAGCAGGAAGCAGAAGCCAAAGAAGCTGACCGTCTGGCTGAGATTGAGGACTTGCAGTCTGAAATTGAAGATAGGGAAGCGGAATTGAAAGACCTCCGTGCACAGTTGGCAGAACTGATGGCTGGTTGATTTCTGTATAGCCAAGTTAAGCCAAAGTAAGAATAATGAAGCCTAATGAAGCCGAAGAAAGGAAACGTATGGACAACAGCAAAATCCATGAAGCTCTAATGGCTGTTCAGTCAGAGCTGAAAGCCCCGAAGGGGCAAATGAACAAATTCGGTGGATACAAGTACCGCTCGTGTGAGGACATCCTTGAAGCGGTCAAGCCCATCTTGAAAGCGCATAGCCTTGTGCTACGGCTTTCCGACAAGCCTGTTATCGTTGATAGCTGGCATTATATCGAAGCCACTGCAACGGTTGAATCGCAGGATGGAGCCACCTATACGGTGACTGCATATGCCCGTGAGCCTGAGTTTAAGAAGGGCATGGACGATTCGCAGATTACCGGAACTGCAAGCAGCTACGCTAGAAAGTATGCACTGAACGGTCTGTTCTGCATTGACGATACAAAAGACGCTGACACGGACGAGTATCAAAAACAGACCGCAAGCAGGGCAAACAAGCCTGCGCAGAAGCAAACGGAAACGGACGCCATTCCTCCGTGCGCTTGCTGCGGAAAGCAGTTGCAGCCTATTCAGTACAACAACCGCACCGTATCGCCGCTGGAAACTGCAAGAAGCACGAAAAAACGCTTTGGGCGCGTCCTGTGTTGGGACTGTGCTCAGAAACAGCCGAAGGAGGGCTAAATAATGCTCAACTCTATCGCAATTCAGGGTCGTCTGGTTCACACGCCAGAAGCTAAGGTCACGAAGTCCGGCAAGGACGTTTGCACGTTCAGCATTGCTTCTGACCGCCAGAGTGGCGGTCAGAAGGAAACCGACTTCTTTAACTGCACCGCATTTGGCAACACGGCACTGTTCGTTTCCAAGTGGTTTCAGAAGGGCAGCCTGATTCTGGTGACTGGTAGCATCCAGACCCGAAAGTATATTGACAAGCAGGGAAACAACCGCACCGCAACGGAAATCATGGTAAACAAGGTTGACTTCTGCGGTGGCAAGTCTGACAGCAAACCCGCTGATCGGGCGCAGGATGCACCGCAAAGCTACTCTCAGGGCAACACGGATGATTTCTCTGTAATTGACGAGGACGATGGTTCGCTACCGTTCTGACCTGTAATCCATGACCGCCTACCTTATATAAGAGCTGTGCTATCTGGCTGGACGGGCGTTTGGAAAGATGATTACCTGTTGTCTCAACTGCACATCACGCCACCAAGCCTGCCACGATACTTGCGAAAAGTACAAGGCAGAGAAGAAAGACTTCGAGGAACGCAAAGCTTTTGTGTATGAGCTGAACCACAGCCAGAGCGTGTACCACCGTGATTATGAGGACAAGCACCGGAAAAAAGGAAAGAAACGGTTTCTCGGAAGTGAATTTAGAGGTGAACGATAAATGGGAGCTTTTATTGCAAGACAACCTAATGGTCTGCTGTGCCGGTTTTCTTCGGTGGTCGATTGTGTCACCGATTACAACATGACCGAAGAAGAATATATCGAGATGTGCGCTGAAAAGGCACGAAAAGAAGCACGAGATGTTCTTGACCATTATATTAAGCCGTTTGAAATGGTTGACAGGTATTTCTTCCCGAACAACATGACAATCGAAGAACACAAGCGGATTATGAAAGAAATGGAAGAACCTGCTGAAAAGGAAACTCATATTCCGTGAATTTAGAGGTGAACGAGGATGAACGAATGGAGAGAAACAGCAAAGACCCCTCCGACAAAGGAAGATGCGAACCAAGACGGATTGTTTGTGCTTTCTGTGTATTTCTCTGAAAGCGTGAATAAGTGGCGAATTTTACAGCAATATTGGGAGCTGGTCAAATCGCTTCCTGATGAGTACCCGTTTTGGATGCCAATGCCTGAGTTGCCTGAAATGTTAGACCGAATCAACAAAGGACTTCACGCATGAACACCGGCAAGCAGTTTGAAGCAGACTTCAAAGCATCAGTCCCATCTGATGCGTGGTGCTACCGGCTGAAAGACAGTGCTACCACCTACTACGGCGGCAACGAGAACCTGTCCTTTTCCATCGACAACATCTGCGACTTCCTTGTGTACCGATACCCGATGAACCACCTGTTTGAGCTGAAAACCATAGAAACACCCTCTATCCCTCTGGAAAAGGTGTTCGGCAAGTACGACAACGCAAAGTGCAAATACCGCAAGGAAAAGCACATCACAGACATGGTGAATGCAATGGGGTATAGCGGTCAGACCGCCCATGTGATAGTCAATTACAGGGCAGTCAACCGCACCTTTGCAATTCCTGCCAGCAAGGTTCTGGCGTTTCGTTACAACGAGAGCCGCAAGAGCATCCCTTGGCAGTGGGCAGAGCAAGAGGGGATAGAGGTCAAAGCAAAAAGGCTGCGTGTCCATTGGCGGTATGATGTGGATGGGTTGCTAAAGAGATTGGAGAAAGAACATGAAAAAATGGACTAAAGAACTTCTGGAAGAAAGCGGCTACAAAATCGAGAACGCGCAAATTGAAAGCGTTCGACTTACTATGGCAGACCACGGAGTTTTAACTTCAGATTTGGTGCTTAATGGTCATGGATGGGGCGTTTGCTATGGTGGGTATGTTCTCGGTAAGGGGCATCTTGGAAGCAAAGACTTTGAGGGATACGGCTCTGGCATAGAAGCAATTATGCGAATCATGGACACGGTTGGCGTTGATGAATACGGTCAAATGAAAGGAAAGTATGTTCGCGTCGCCACAAAAGGTCTTGGAAGTTCTGTGAGAATCATCGGAAATATTTTGGACGATAAGTGGTTTGATTACGAATCTTTCTTTGCAGATAAAAAGGATGAAGAAAATGACAATGGTATGTGATAGGTGCGGTGAAACATTTGAATATCCAGAGTTCTCCATAAGTGAGCGGACACAAAGAGTAGAAAACAATTCTATTTGCAGGTGCATTACAAAGAAAAATAGGAAAATTTTTATCTATTCAGATGACCCGTTTTTTCTTTGCCCCTCTTGCATGGTAAAACTGAACAACTGGCTGAAAGGAGAGCAAAAATGAGCAATTATCGTTTTATCTGTCTTGTGATTACAATTCTGGCACTGTCACTTATACTGTTATTTACATCCTGTAGTTCAACATCTGCTGATGCTGAAACTAAAACTGAAACTGCTGACAACCCTTGCTATCATGTTACAGTCTATTCCCCGGAGATCGACCATGCGGGAAACGGCAGCGAACGGCATCCGAAGTATACCATCACCGTGGAGGAATTCGGTGAGCTGCTGCCTGACCCGAAGCTATCTGCTGAGCGTGAGTATCAGCTACTCCGCATCCCTCTGGAAGATGGACGCTTTGAGTTGGTGTCCACATCGTTAGTTGAAATTGAATACTACTAAGAGAGGTAAAATTGTGCAAAAGAAAGTTTCAGACATCCTGCCCAAGACGGAAATCTTGGCGCAGTTGGCAGAAGAAGCATCCGAACTGGCACAGGCTGCGTTGAAGCTACGCCATGCGCTGGATGGCACGAACCCGACACCGAAGAGCGTAGAGGAATGCCGAAAGGCGTTTGAAGAGGAATACGCAGACGTTATGGTGTGCATGGCCGCTCTTGATTTTTCGGATGACAGAAAAGCGTATGAGCGAATTGGAATTATTGCAAGCGAAAAATACTACCGTTGGCTCCATCGCCTACAAGACAAGGAGAATAAAAATGGCTGAATATCATGTTGGATGCGGACTATTCGGAACCATCTATGCCGGAACGATGGCACCGCCTCGAAAAGATGGCTTGAAGATGTGGCGCAACAAGTCAGATGTGACCGATGAAGCAGTTTCCGCTGTTCTGTCTCATTTTATTACTGAAATGGAGCGTTCCGACAAAACGAAACTCGAAAAGGTGTGGGGCGTTATTGGAAACAAGAAGCTAAAAGTTACATTCGAGCTTTCTACCAATAAGGAGCAGTCAGATGAATAAGTGTAGAAACCGCCCCTCAAATGGAAAACAGGCAATGTCAGCCAACCTCCGCAAAATCGCACGGCAAAACCAGTTGTACGGCTTTCGCATGGCTCTGGATGGCATCGCTGCCACATGGGGCGCACTGATTCAGAACCTTCGGTGCGAGCTTGACCTGACCGACGAGCAGGTGCAGAAAATCATCCGCATTGGTGACAGGTACTGGGAGATGGTCGGAAAGTTCAAAGAAGAGGACATGACCCCTGACGAGTTTGCAGATTACATCACCGCAAAGTCAGAACAGGTCGAAAAAGAGCTGAGAGAAAGGTGGAGCTGATGGACAAGGAACAGCTTGCTATCGCACGGTTGCAGGATGCTGCACGGCTATCCGAGCATCGATATAAGAAACCGCTCATGGTCACATACTCTGGCGGTAAGGATTCACAGGTGCTTGTGGCTCTGGCTGAACGCGCAGGAATCAACTTCGAGGTGGTCAACAGCCATACAACCGCAGATGCGCCGGAGACGGTCTATTTCATTCGTGAGCAGTTCAAGGCGATGGAAGAGCGTGGAATAAAATGCTCCATCGTCATGCCCCGCTACAAGGACAAGCCCGTGTCCATGTGGACGTTGATTCCAATGATGAAAGCCCCCCCAACAAGAAACAGGCGATATTGCTGCTCTATCTTAAAAGAATCTCCAACGATGAGCGGGTGCTTTATCGCAACTGGAGTTCGCTGGGCTGAATCTGTTAGGAGAAACAATACTCGTGGGATTATGGAAATCAGCCATAGAAACAAAGAAAAGCGCATTATCCTTACGAGCGACAATGACGAGAAGAGGCAGTTGTTTGAGACTTGCAACCTCAAGGGCAAAATGACCGTCAATCCGATTGTGGACTGGTCAAATGCAGATGTTTGGGGTTACATTCACTCTGAGTCGCTTCCGATAAATCCGCTATATCAATGTGGTTTTGAACGTGTTGGATGTGTTGGATGCCCTCTTGGGGGATATAAACATCAATGTATGGATTTTGCACGATATCCAAAATTCAAAAAAGCGTACATTATGGCATTCCAGAGAATGCTTGACATCAGGCAAAGACTCCAAATGCCAAACGATATTGCTGAATGGAAAACAGGAGAAGATGTTTTTCACTGGTGGACGGAAGACGGTGTTCTTCCCGGTCAGTTAAGCATGGACGATTTGATGGGGGATAACAATGTTTGAATTTGCAACTCGATGGTTGGTCTGCCTAGTCCTGCTGGCGGTGGTAGTTCAGTCCGAACGGACAATCAAAGGCATGGTAGACAACCTGTTTGAAGAACGTCAGGCAATGCTCGTCTGGCTGTTCGTCAACGTGTGTCTGGCCGTTTGTACGGCAGTTGTTATGGGGTGGAAATGATGAAAATTTGTGACATTGAGAGAAAAGAAATCAATTTTGGGTGTCTGGAATACGGAGATGTGTTTGAACTGAGCGGCGAAATTCTCATGAAATCTAACGTGAATCTTTCGGTAAGCAAGTTATCTGGCGGCATCAACCTGAAAAGTGGAGAGTTTTTGCAGATAGATGAGTCTTTCCCTGTCAAGATGGTAAACGCTCATCTCCAGTTGGAGGGATAAGAAAAATTATGGGCAAAGAACTTTATGACATTGAAAAGAGGATGGAAAGAAGTCGCAGAATGTTTGCGATTTTTCAGGGGATTGTGATTGCTTTTATTGCAATCGTGGCAGTTTCGTCTATCGTACTTTCCATCTTTATGTATAAGGGCTTGTTTTCCGCAGACATCCCCGAATGGATGAAGTGGGCGTTTGTATTTCTTGGGAGGTAAAAATGGAAATTCGTGGAGAGCATGGCAAACAGAGAGTTCGTTTTGATTCGCTCAAGGAAGGAGAACCGTTTTACTACAAAGGCGAACTTAATATGAAGACAAGTGAGATTACGTGCAATCCCATCTTTTGCAACGGCACTATATATAACTGCGTGTCGCTCCGTAACGGCAGGATTATGAGCTGCTCCGATGATGTGATGGTAGGCATTGCAAGGGTTCATATCGAAAAGGAGTACTAATGGATAACGAACTTTACTGTCCAATGAAAATGACCAGCAATCCGCTTGGTCGGTGCGTATGTGAGAAAGAAAAGTGCGCTTGGTGGCGGCAGTTGTCCAACTGCTGTTCCGTCTGGTGGATTGCACGGAAGCTGGACAACATCGAAACGAAGATGAAGAGGTGAGAGCGTGAAACTGGTTGATGTTGACCCAATCATTGCGGCGTTGAAAACTGTTGGTGTTAGCAAAAAGAATGAAGCGAAGTCGTTTTTGGATGGCAAAAACTTCATTGTATACATACAAGGACAAATCAGAAACAGCATTGGAGATGTGTTTTTAGATTTAGCCAACGTATTGGAAAAATCTGAGCCCGTCAATATATGGTTTGATGCCAAGAAAGTTTTGCCCGAAAAAGAAAAAGAAGTTCTCGTAAAAAGAGAAAAGTTCGGCATTGAAATTGCATTTTTGTCTTATGACGGATTATGGCAAGAGCACGACGAGTACATTGTATTTGGAGATGTAACTCATTGGGCATATCTTCCTGAACCGCCAAAGGAGGTCTGATACATGGCAACACCCCCGAAGCGTGGTCGTGGCAGACCGCCGCTGACCGAAGCTGAAAAGAAAAAGCGTGAAAAGCGGGCACAAAAGGCGAAAGAAGAAGCCGCTGCGAAACGCGAGAAAGAGCGAGAGAAGAAGAAACAACAGATGCTTAACAAGCGGAAATCTATCCGCTCACAAGTGAGTAAAAAGGTGAAAGAACAGCAAGAGTTAGCTATCGAGAAGTCAAAGATGATGAACACGGGCGATTTGCAGTCGAGAATCGGTGATGAAGAGGACAAGAAGGTCATCGGCATGATTGCAGCCAAGTATTTTGGTGACCTTCCGAGCGTGGACATGAACAACCCGATCGAAGTGCAGCAACGTCTTGACTTCTTCTTTGACGCTTGCATCGAAGCTAGAATCTCCCCTGTGGTGGAATGGATTGCACTGGTGTTGGGCATCGAATGGGTGAGTCTGAAGCAGATTATGGCGGGCAAACGCCGTGATGATAGTTTGCAGCAGAAGTACATCCTGAAGCTGATTCTGCAAATGCAGTCTATGTGGGCATACAACGGTATGTACGGTCAGGAGAACCCGGCAGAGTGGATTTTCCGAGCCAAGAACTACTTTGGTATGCGTGACAACGTAGAAGTCACCGTTGCGCCGCCTGAACAGCCGTTGGGCGATGCTCAGAGCGCAGAGCAGTTGGCGCAGAAATACCAGACGGCTTTGCCGAAAGGGATTGACGTGGAGTACAGAGAGGTAAAAGAGGAATGAACGGATTTCTTTTTACGAAAGACGGAAAACTTATATGCGAACTCACCGAAATATCCTTTGAGCCTTACAAAGACAAACGAATAATCAAAGTCCGATGTACGGTTTGTGGACGTATCAAAAGAATCCAAAAATGGAAGTTCGATTTTGCGGAAGGTTTGTCAAAATACAAATGGCTTAAGTGCAACTGTTATGGCGATTACGTGACGGAGCATGTAATAGTGAAATGAGCAGCAAAGCGTTACGGCAGATGTATAAAGAACATCACATCTGTATTCATTGCGGTCAGAACGATGCAATGCCGGGCAGAGTATCGTGTGCGGAGTGTTTGGCAAAAGACCTCGAAAGGCACACGCAAGCATACGAAAACCTTTCAGGCGAAACAAAAGCTGCGTATCTGCAAAAACGCAATGAGCGACAACGTGAAAAGCGCAAAAGGCTGGCTGCGAAAGGGATTTGCACTATTTGCCTAAAACGTCCAATGTCAAAAGGCTATCGTTCTTGCATCGAATGTCGAACAAAAGATGCTCAGAAGAGAGCGAGAAACAGCAAGGAATACAGAAGAACATCTGGCACTTGCGCCTATTGCGATGAACCGCCAATTCCCGGCAAGCGTTGCTGTCCGAAGCACTATGCAAGCCGCATTGTTGGCATCACAAAATGTAGGCAGTCGGAGGGTTTTCGGCTGTCACAAATCGAACAGAAAAAGCGCATGAGCGTCTTTTGGAGAGAAATGGAATGGGAAAGAAATCAAAGAATGAAACAGCCCCAATGGATACACCCATGACCCCGTTGATTGACTTCTTAGACCCCTGCTTACGCATGTTTCTGCCTGTCCTCTTGCAAGACCACACGACAGGCAAGAACATCATCTGGGCAACAGATCCGCCGCCTGAACTGGGTGTGGGCTTTGCGGATGAAATCACACTGGAACAGCTAGACAAGGTTCAGCTTGTCCCTCGTGTGCAGAAACGGCTTGCAGACCAGAAGAAGCGAACGGGAAAGAAAGCGGAAGTGTTTACCCCATCGTTGATTTGCGACAAGATGAACACCATGCTGGATGAGGAACGCAAACAAGCAGGTTGGAAAGAGTACATCAACCATAATGTGCTTGAAGTCACCTGTGGAGAAGCGCCGTTCCTCACAAGCCGATACGATACCACAACAGGGCAGATGATTGCCGTGCAGGACAGAATTGGTCTGCTGGATAGGAAGCTGAATGTTCTGGCAGAGCAGTTCCATGACTACGATACGTGGATGTGCTGGGCAATCAGCGCCTACGCATCGACATACGGCTACGAGTGGCAGGGAGACAATCTCTTGCTGGCAAGGTGCAACCTGTTCCTGACGCTGATCGAGAATTTTAGGTATCGGTTTGATGCTGAAAAGCTGGAAATTGGCTTTATGCCCATTTTTCTTGATTGCATCGCAGACACTATCTCATGGAACGTCTGGCAGATGGACGGGCTGAAAAAGACAGTTCCCGGCACGGACATTCCGTGCAAAATCAAAGACTGGAAAGCCGACAAGGAAATCATGTTTAAGGATGTTGGGAAGGGAGAATAAAAAATGAAGTCGGTTCTGTTGAGCATCAAACCGGTATGGTGCAGCAAAATTGTACTGAAAGAAAAGACTGTAGAAGTGCGCAAGACAAAGCCGGAGGGCGTGAAGCCTCCATTCAAGTGCTACATCTACTGCACAAAAGAACGGTCAAAGATGGGCTGGCTGCGAATGGTCCCCGGCAAAGGCTGGCAACGGTTGGATGGTACGGTCATTGGCGAGTTCGTCTGCGACAAGATTTGGGAGCTTGCACCGATATGCCGCGCCCCGGATGATGTCGAAGAAATGGCTTGCATGGACAGAGACCGCATTGTCCGCTACCTGAACAAGTGTCACGGCTGGGCGTGGCATATCTCCGGCTTGAAAATTTATGATAATCCGCGCAAGTTGGAAGAATTTACAGGTTTGCAGAGAACGCGGTTCGGTATGCGACTTGTCGAAGTGAAGCGCCCGCCCCAGAGCTGGTGCTATGTGGAAGGATGATAATATGCAAACTGATAGAGGAGTCTACCACAAGCGAGTATGCGACCGCTGCGGAGCAGTTCTGGGCAGCAGGATGATGAACCCTGACGAATATTTCAAGGACTGGGCGTGGCGCAGGGACACAGGCGACCTGTGCCCGGAGTGCTATGCAGAGTATAAGCGTGTGATCGGGCGGTTCAATAGGGAAAAGAGAGAGCAGAGAAGATGAAAAAAGTTTGCGTCTATAAATGCAAGCAATGTGATGCCATTTTAGATTCTGATGGATTTTTAATTTTGCCGGAGAACATTCTCGATGGAGTTTTTGAATCAAAAGAAAAAGGATTTGTTTACAGACCGTCTATCGAGGAACGCAGAACAGGGGACATAGTTATTCACAGATGCGACCCTGTAACGATTGGTGTCTGCGAGTTAATTGGTTGGAGGAAAATCGGATGAATTTCTACTGCACCACCGAACATTGCTCTTGCATGGGCATCAAGCAGTTCTCCGCTGGTAAAGCTATCCGATGCACAGCAGAATCCTGCAAGAACAAATCTGAGCCGTCCTGTGGCTCTTGCAAATGGTACGCAGAGCCGGAGGGCGTATGCGTGAACGACCAGTCAGCACACGTTGCAGACTTCGTGTGGGACGAACGTGGATGCAAGGAATGGAAGAAGAAAGATGACAGCAGGGGAGAAAATCAGGAAGCGAAGGATTGAACTTGGCATCACGCAGAAAGATGTTGCAAGAATGATTGGAACAACCAATGCGTATGTAAGTGCCGTTGAAAAGCAAAAGCGTGACGTAAAAAAGGAAACGCGATTGATAAAGTTTGCAAAAGCCCTTGAATGCAGCGTTGATGATTTAAGGTCAGATGCTCCCAAAGGCATGGTAGAACCCACCAGTGACGACTTCGGAGCTGTCTGCAACTGCGCTGTCCGCTACTGCTTGGGCAGACGGTCGTATATGCCTAGCCTTATTTGCAGATACATCATTCCGCTTCTGCCGGAACTGACGGACAAGACGTTGGATTGCTTTGAACGTGACATTGTAGAGCGCAAGCGAGATGGGTTCAACTTTGGCGATTCCTACGACTATGAGACGTGGGATGCGTTCTACAAGGCGGTTTACATGGAGATTGAAAGGAGAAAGAAAAATGTCTTTGTTTGAAATTGTACTCGGTTTTGTTTTGACGACAATGATTGGTTTTGTGTTCGTTTCACCGATTTATTTGATCGAAAAATATATAGTTCTTGGAACTTTGGACAAATACATAGACAACGTGATTTTGAAAGTCATTGCGGCTGTAGCAATCAACGTTCTTTTCTTTCTCGTTGGTTTTGTAGTCATTTTTGTCGTTTACGGTTATAGGTGTGAATAACACGATTTGGGGAGAGGACGGGCAATGAAAGTCAGACCGATTGATGCTAATGAACTACGTCAAAACATCGAGGCGTGGATTCAGGAGTATAACGATGGAACAATAGTTGGCTTGTCGTTAGACGATGTGCTTGATTACATCGACACGGCACCGACTATCGAGGTGAAAGACAATGACTAACACACTCTGGCATCCGGCAAGCGAACCGACACAAGAGCGGACATACGACTTGTTACTTGCAATCAAGACAACGTGGCGTGATAGAAATGGAAAAATGTTGCAAGGAATCTCGCCAACAACATATTGCATCGGCTGTTATGCAAATGGTCAGTTTTGGGATGAGATAGGCGAGAGACTGCCGAAAGATGTTACGGTGACGCATTGGATGGCGTTTCCGATGGTATAGGAGGGCTCATGGAAAACAATATCGTTATTACGCAAGATATGGTTGACGCATTCACGGCAGAAATGCAGGAAGCATACCAAAAGTACGGCGATGATGAAGAAATCGTTCACAGCATGATGGACGGCATAATGTGTGAAACCTTAGAAAAGCTTGGCTTTGCAAAAGGCGTGGAAATCTTCAATGAAGCGCCGAAATGGTATGCGTAAGGAGCAGTAAACATGACGAACAAGAAGTTTGGCATCATCATTATGGACTTGAGCCTTTTTGATTTCGGGCCGAAACCGCCTTGTGGGTATATCAAGGCAAAACATATTCGCCCAGCTTACGGCAAAGGCGAAAGGCCTGTAAAGGCTCATAAGCGAATCACGAGAACAAGAGAGGGGTTCAGAAAATGAAAAAACTTAAATTTCCTGAGGACTTCTTTGCATACGACAACCCGGACTGCCCAGATAAGGATATTGAAAAAGCCGTGAACAGGATGAAAAACTGGATGAAGGGCGAGACTTACAAGAGCGAACCTTGGTTCTTTATGGCTCATGGCAGCTATCTGATTGTTGGCCTGATTGCTGAGGACGGGCAGAAAACAATCTACGTTGCACGGCAGTATTATGAGATAGTCAACATTCCGGGCGAAGGTTGGCTGCGTAAATCTGGCGAAGAATGCCCGTTTTGAGGAGGGTTAAAGATGGAAGAACTTAAGAGATGCCCGTTCTGCGGCAAGAACGCAGTTTACATTGGCGTGTGCGATGATGAAGGCAACTTTCATGGTCATTTGGGATGCGAGTACGAACAAGACCCGTGGAGCGGGCTTTCTTATGACTTGCATCACGAAGGATGGGGCAAATGTATCCTTTGCACGGATGGAGACAATCAAAGCATGGGTGGCGTACTGTTTGACACGGCAGAGGATGCTATCGAAGCATGGAACAAACGCTACAAAGAGGATTGAGCATGGAGCAGGAACACAAGCCGAGAACATCAATGATTCTTCTGCTGGAACACGTTCATGCGATGGACGAGCTTACGAATGAGGAATTTGGAGCATTCGTCCGCAACTATGCACAGTATGTTGAGACTGGACTTGAGCCAGCATACGACAACGACCGTGCTATGCGGATGCTCTGGAAAGTTGTTAAGGCGTTCGATGATATGAATGCACAGAAAAGGCAGGATCGAATCGAGAAAAATAGACGGAGTGCAAATAAGCGTTGGAACGATGAAAAATGCAAATGCATGCAAACGCATACCAATGATGCAAACGCATACGCTGGTATGCAAAATATGCAAATGGATGCAAACGATGCCTTATCTGTATCTGATTCTGTATCTGAATCTGATAAAAAAGAAAAATGTGAAAAGAAAAATACCAACGAAGTCAAACGCTTCAAAGCCCCTACTATCGAACAAGCCAAAGAATACTTTGCGGACAAGGGTTACATGGAATCAGAAGCAGAGCGGTTCATTGACCACTTCACAGCGAATGGCTGGAAGGTCGGTAAATCGCCTATGAAGGACTGGAAAGCTGCTGCACGGAACTGGATGCGTAACGTGAAGGACTGGAACGGTGGCTATCAGCAGACAATGGCTGAATTACCTGACGAGGGAGACTTTCTGCGGTGAATATTGAAAATCAGACCCAATACATCCTGCTGGGAGCAGTCCTCACGTTTTCGGAATACGCCGATGTGCTGCAAGACCTTAAAATCGACGATTTTTGCCCTGAACTGCGTGATACATTCGCTGCCATTCGTGGCTATTGGGAACACAACGACAAGTGGAACCCGGTAGAAGTCATGGGGCGGTACGATAACTGCAAGAAAGCAATGGGAGAATGTCTGGATGCTTTCGGTGCAGAGTTCATCCGCAACGTCACCCACGACATGATGCTTGGATGGGCTAGAATCGTCAAGGAACAGGCAGCGTTGTCCAGAGCCAGAGAGATTGCGTTCAAAATCGTTGATGGCTCGACCAGATACGCAGACCTGACTGGCATTTATGAGCAGCTAGGCGAAGCTATCAACCTGCACAATGAGAGAAGCGATTTCATCCCGATGTGCGATGGTATAGACAATTACATCCGCAAGCTTGATGATAAGCCGGAGTATATCAGCACAGGGCTTAGGGTGTTGGACAACAACTTGCATCTTGTGCCGGGCAACTTCGTTGTGATCGGTGGCAGACCCAGCGCAGGTAAAACTGCGCTGTCCTTGCAACTTGCCTGTGAAATAGCCAAGAACGGACGCAAGGTGGCATATTTCAGCCTAGAGACCGACCCAGACACGCTCTATGCTCGTATCATAGCAAACCAGCTAGGTGTACCGCTGCATACGGTCAAAAACAAGACCGTCAGCATTGACGAGCTTGACAGGCTGGCAGCCGTTAAGAAATATCCGCTGTTCGTCCGCTCTGCTGCTGGTAAGAGCGTTGGGTGGATTAGAACGCAGTCCATCAGGATGCAAGCCAAAGTGGTTTTCATCGACTATTTGCAGCTCATTCATCAAGCCGGAGCGAAAGACCGATACAGTGCCGTCACAGAAATTAGCATGGCACTGCATGAGTTCGCGCAATCCACAGGAACGCTTGTGGTAGCTCTTGCGCAGCTTAATCGAGAGACCGCAAGAGCAGGTATCCCACCGACCGCCGCAGACCTGCGAGAATCCGGGCAAATCGAGCAGGACGCAGATGCAATCATCCTGCTGGCACAAAAAGTGAAAACGCAAAAGAGACCAGAAGAGCATTATCACTTTGCGCTTGAGAAGAACAAAGAGGGCAACGTGGGGTCACTAGACATCACGTTCCAGATGGAAACGCAGCAATTCAAAGAATGCGTGTGGATGTAACGAGAGGAGAATAAACATGAAATACCGCAAGAAGCCAGTTGTTATCGAAGCATTCAAGCTCAATGCGCGAGGCCTTGTTGGAGAAGATTGGTTCTGGGATGCAGTAAGTAGCAATGATATTATTACGCATGACTTCGGAAGGTTTTACGATGACCCTGCGTGGTGCGAGATTAAAACGCTTGAAGGGACTATGGTTGCGAGGACTGGCGATTATATCATTCGTGGCGTAAATGGCGAAATCTACCCGTGTAAACCTGACATTTTCGAGAAAACATACGAAGCAATTGAGTGATAGTAACCTAGCATCGTTTCTTCGCTCGTATCGTCACAGTAGAATAGGCAAGAAAAACAGATAACAGGGTCAGGGCGATAAAGTTATCGTCTGAACCCCATAAATATTTTTCGTCAATCAACAAACGGAGGAAAACGATTATGAACATCACTCGACTGGAACAGGAGACCATCGTCAACTTCAATGCAGCGGAAGATACTGCATCGGTTTATACCGCTGACCCGGTGTATATGCGCAAGCTCGACAAGCTGTGCGAGCGGGAGCCTGTGTCGTACAAGCTGGTCAAACAGGACAAGGACGGCAAGTGGTATGAGATGCCCAAGCGACTTGTGCGGTTTGCAACCACAAGAATTATGACGGACGAACAGAAAGAAGCGGCTGCGGAGCGTATGCGCAAGATGCAAGCAGATGGTAGAATCTAATCTCCGCTAAAATCTCCAATCAACAAACGTATCAGAAAGCATGGAATGGTGTCAGGTAGTAAAACTACCCTCTGCGACTATTCCATGCTTTTTTCTTCTGTTATTTATCGAGAGAAAACGGCAAGGTCTGATTTTGAGTAGAATCCGTCTCGATCGAGTGGCGTTTGGGCTGATATGGCTACGACTATCAGCGTGATGCGTTTGCATGCAAATGGATGCACGTGATGCGTTCGCATTCAATCTTCCTCTCTTCCTTCCTTCTTCTTCCCCCCTATAACCCCCTATTATTATCTATCTATCTTTCTATCTCCCTTCCATGAAATAGACAAGCTATTTCATGTCCCCACGCCGAGATAGTGCAGGAACCGTTAAAACAACCGATTTTAACAACCAACTGTTTTGCAAAGGCTCTTTCTCCCTACAACCATCTATCTCCAAAGCTATACCGTTAGCCAGCAGAGCAGACCATAGGCGAGAACTGGCGTGAGGTTCAGACTGGTGGATGGTCTACGACTATTTCACATGGAGAATTGACCTCGTTTTGTAGTCAGTTGAATATGTAGAAATGTTGCATTAACTATTCCTAGCAGAATACTATGGATTGAACGAGATGCCATAGTGCGTTACTGGGAATTAAATCAAGCAGGAACAGACAGAATCGGATGGTACGAGTTATTATACGAAATAATCCGTGATTATTGGGAGTAACTATATCTATATACTATAATAAGTATGATTATTATACGAAATAGATATAACTAGCGGAGGAATAAATTATGCGAAATTGGAACGAGAGGTGATTTTTAGGGTGGGCGGATGGCTTAGCGACTATCGCATCTCTCTTTCCCTAAAAGGCGAATGACTATTTCTCACAAAAAATACACGACTGTTTGACGATGATTCGCAAGAAAACACTACGACTATTACTCTAAAACTATTAATGGAACGTCCACTACTATACTATATATAGGACTTTCAAAAGCTAGTCATCTGACGACTTTACGACTATTCCGCGACTATTTTATCGGGGAAACTACGACTATTGGCTACGACTATTCCAGAAGCTGTTACGACTATTCCAACCGGAACGCTGCGACTATTGCTGACCTCTATTAGCTATCGGGCGAAAGCCCGAAAAGAGATACGGCGAGAGCCGCCGGTGGTTCCGCGCCGCCCGCCGCGCTCTTGCCGCTGGACTGCCCCGCCGGGTGTAGGGTGCTAGGCTGACACGGTGCGCCCTGACCGCTGACCGATGCCAGATTGCAAGCCGCCGGGCTGACCCTGTACAGGTGGAGACGCTGACCCCATCAGCGGGTGTTTCGGGTGCAGCACTTGCCAGCGATCCACAGACGGCAGGAGCTGACCCCGCCGGGCTGGCACGGTCTGTGGTATGCTGCACCCCTGTACCCTTATATACCTTATTATAATAGGGCGGCTACGCTGACCTATACAGCGTCCGGCGTGGCGTTGGTATCTGGCACGCGCTGGAGGTGTTACGGCGTTGTGATACGCTCCAGCGTAGCGCAGGCGGTATTATAGCCGCTTGTGTCGGTCTGGTATCTGCGGCGGTAGAATGTGGCAAATCTCAAGAAAAGCCCCTGTAAAGCCCTGTGCGCTATTTTATGGCGTGGGCGGTATAATTTGCATGGACGGCGTAAAACGCGCTGTAAACGCTTGTATGGGGTTGTATTGCAGCAGGGCAAAATAAAAGCCCTGCACCCTCAGCAGATGCAAGGCAAAAGAAAAGCCCCGCCAGCGTGGGCGGGGTTAAGATTTTGTTAGTGCCATTCAATCAGGCGCTTTGTACGCTTCAATCCTGCCAGCGTATAATCTCCGCTGACATTATCCCACACACGGGAGCGGGTATTATAGGCGTACGGATAAAGTGTTGTCTGATTTGCGCTATCCCAATTTACTGCATGATGCACTTTTCCGGTCTCATCGTCCACGTAAATGCTCAGACCGTTAACTTCGTGTTCTGTGTAGGTTTTCATAATAACACTTCTCTTTCTGGGCCTTTACTGCCCCTTTTGCTATAGTATATCATATTGCAAGCCCATTATACAGGACTTGCAGAAAATTTTTGCTCTTTTGGGCGGTCTCATTTGGACGCCTTAAACAGCGCAGAGAAAAACCAAAAAATGAACAGGATACAAGAAAATATCATTTTGTGCTCACCTCCCGGATGCTACCGATTTCGGCGGCGGTGTACACTTTGCCGCGATAGCTGTGAAAAAGGTGGATCCAGTCCCACGCATCGGCGGCGGACAAAAACACATTGCCAGCGCTGTATAAGCCGCCGTTATATTGGATATAGCCGTTTACAATATAATCTGGTGTCTTCTTGGCTTTTGCCGTGTCGATCTCTGAGACGCTCCACACGCTGCGCCCACGCACAACAGGAATATATACTTTATCGGGGTAAATCATCGTTAAACCTCCATCAAACCACGCTAAAACGCTTGTATGTGGTGCGCTTGCTGCACTCGGCATAAATATCCGGGTGCAGCGTCTTGAGAAGCTTGCTATCAAGCCGGACGCTTTGCACGTCCTTATACACGGCCTTTGCAGTGCCCTGCACCATTTCCGGTGCGCCGTGCATCATGTTGATAATTTCAGCCTTTACAGCGTCGTTCATTGCTTCAAGCTCTTCAATTAACCGCTTGTTTTCGCGGTATGCGTTCACTTTTTCTTCAAACGTCGTCATTTTTTAGCCCTCCATTAGCTTTTTGTAATTCAAAATCTGTTCACGCGTTAGCCATTCCGGCTTTTGCTTGATGCTGTCATACAGGTAAAGCATACTATCAATTTGTTCTTTTACGTTTTCAGCCCACAAATATTTTTCATGCCGTGCGCCGAAACCCAAAAAATACTCGCAATCAATCCGCATACGGTCAAGCAAGCAATATTTTCTTTCGGTGGAAAGAGAATCTAAATATTTTTGATATTTCATTGTTTTTACTCCTTATTAGCTGTTAAGAAATGCAATCATTACAAACGCGCCGCTAATCATGCCGCCGATGTACCAGAGGGCAGCCCACTGGGTTGCATCGAGTACTAGCATATTACTGCACCCCCTTGCAATACAGGCCGTTGGTGCGGCAGATGGTGCGGATACGGTTGCAAGCCCGCGCACTGTATCGGGCTTGCACGTCAAGCCACGTTTCCTTGCTGTTAGGCTCATACACCCCGCCGTGCTTGCGCTTGAGTTCGGACGGAGTGCAGACGCGGGCGGCAATATCAGAATCATAGCAGAGGGAGCAACCGCCGTTGCTGTACTGTTCCCAACAGCTTGCACCGTTGAGGGGCAGGCGCTCCATATTGTTTGCACCCTCCTGCACATCCTCCAGCAGGTCAAGAGCGTACAGCGTGACGGCCTTGTCCCACGCGCTGCGATCGTGGCGGGCGTTGAGTTCAGTGCGGATGGTCTCTGCAAGTGCGGTATAATCGATGGTCTTCTTCATGGTTTTGCCCTCCTGTTTTGTGGTGGTGTAACACGTTCTTGTGTTGTCTATATAGTAACACATTCTTGTGTTGATGTCAATGGCTTTGCACACATTCTTGTGTTGAAAATCGTTCATGTTTGAGTGTGTCCAAATCTGCACAGTTTCGGACGCAATGCGCAGGCCGTCCGGGTGCGCTGGGGGCTGGGGTCTCCACCGGCGGGGTATACAGGAAGCACCGGGGGTGGGGTGGGTCGATAGTCTCCGTAGAAAAAAATCAAAAAAGGCGTTTTTATTAAAGTGGTGGCGATTCACCACCCCCTCTTTCCTGCGCAAATCACCCCCACCCCTATTGCCAATCTCAAAAATTTCCCGCAAAAACAAAAAGACCCCTACAAAGGGTCTGTGTTCTGTGCTATACTTGCCTTACAAGCCTTGAAAGGGAGGAATCTACAATGGCTAAAAGTAAAATGACAACGTGCAAGCATTGTGGCGCAGAGATTGCCGCAAGTGCAAAGGTCTGCCCTCAGTGTGGCGGTAAGAATAAACCGCCTATCTACAAGCGCTGGTGGTTTATCACCATCGTTGTTTTGATTGTCTTGTCTGCTATTGGTGGCTCCAGCGATAGCGGCAAGAAGGGCTTTGAAGAGGGCTACAAGGACGCTACATCTGACAAGGCAAGTGCATCCACCGCTTCTTCCGCTGCATCTGTTGTGCCTGAAATCAGCGAGGACGATTACAAGGCAGAGTGCCAGACTGTGGACTATAAGGAACTGTGCCGTTATCCTGAAAAGTATGAAGGAACTAAGATTGTAGTCAAGGTAAAGGTCTCGCAGATTATTGACGCAAACTTCTCCGGCAGCGAAAAAGCATGGAGAACCTACACGGACAACAGCGGATACGGATTCTATGCTGATGACGAGTATTATATGCTGGATAAGCGTGGTGGCGATGCTGTGAAGATTCTGGACGATGATATTATCACCGTTTATGGTGAGTTTACCGGACTTGAAAAAATTACCAGAGCGTTGACCAGCACCACCGATGAACTCCCTCGCATTGAAGTCAAATATGCAGACCTTGCAAACGAATAAGGAGAACACAATGGGAAAGAAAGAGCCGAAAAACGATTTGATTCCATGTGAACACTGCGGACACATGATTTCAAGGACAGCGAAGTTTTGCCCTGAGTGCGGTGGTGAGAATAAGAAAAGAATGAGCGCTGGTAAAATAATCGCCACAATCATTCTTTGCATTATAACCTACTATCTCGTGTTCTTTTTTGCTTCTGCATTTTTAACTTCCTGACAATAACACAAAAAGCCAGCGGCTAGATGTTCTCTAACCACTGGCTTTTCTTATAGACTGTTTACTTCACGATTTTATTGTGATAGGGATGGTACTCAACATTGGGCAAGGGCATCCAATACTTCACATCGTGCATGATGCACTTGTTGTCCCGGAGCAGAACCGGCTCAATCTCGCCGTTTTCGTCCGGTTCAAAGGAAAGCTGACCGCTATCGACAACCTTTCCGTCACAGGCGATAACAGGCTCGTGGACGCACTCGCCGTAGTCAACGGTGCGCCAGAGCTTCAGCATGGTCTCGAAAGCGTAGTTGAGGTATTCCCCCATATCCTGAATCTTATCTGCGGTAAGCATAGTTGTTCTCCTTTCACATGGGCATCTGGGTCTGGCCGTTTGTAACCTGAACCAACATAACGGAGTTCGCACACGGTCTCCACTTCTTGATGTACTCGACAGCTTCATCAAACCGCTTCTTCGGCACGTTGTTTCTGCTGTTCACATTGAACCAGTCCTGAATGTCCCGGTTGCATTCCATAAACAGCTTCTGAGAGACGCTGCGGCTCTTGTAGGCCGGGCTGTCCATGCCGCCAAGAGCGTTGATGACCACCGTGTTCACGACACGCTTCAACACACGCTGCTGATTGTAGTCGATGGTCATGGTGTTCTCAAGAGCAGAAATGCGCTGCTCCTGCTTCATGGTGCGCTGGTCAATCACAAGGATTGCTTGCAGTTCCTTAGAAAGTCCTGCGAACTGGTTGATAGACACGTTCTTCTCAAGGTCAATCAGTTTCTGGCGAATTTCCATGCCCTGCGGTGTCCGCTGAATCATTGCAATGTGCTTTGCCATGTCAAGGCTGAGAATGTGCTCAATGGAGCGCCCGCCGTTTACTAGATTTTTAGTAAACGATGAATAGTCGACGTTTTCTTTGAACCCATAAGCGGACATATTTGCAAACCAGTCATTATAACGAGACTTGATCTTGAGCTTTTCGTGTAGTTCCCGACCCAGCACTACTTTTTCGCCAGTGTCAGTGTCATACACAGGGATAACATCTTCGGAGAAGATTCGGATGGTTTCAAGATTATTATTCATAGAAATTTGACCTTTCTATCTTGCGAGAGCAGGCCATCTCTGGTATAATAACCCAAAGAGGGTCTATACTCTCTGAGCGTTTCATAAGACGTTCGCTGTGGTCGTCAAACTTTAGCGAGCGTCTTATTCTTTTTCATCGGGCAGCGGATGGTTTCGCAGATACTCGGCAGCGGCCTTACGCATGAACTGGCTACGGCTGATGTCCAGTGTCAAGCAGTAGTTGTCTACCTTTTCCAGCGTTGCCGTATCCATGTTCACGTTGGCCTGTTTGCCATTGCGGTGCTTGGTTAAAGTCATGTTCGTTCACCTCCTTTCTGTGTGATAATATTATACCACTTTTCCTTGTGAAGTAAATAATTTCAAACAATTTTACGATGTAATTTATAATACATACGAATTGCCGAAATTATGTTACTTTTCTTTACGTCCCGCTTCGTACCCTGCTCGGTAGTTCAGTTCGGACAGCTTACCCAGCGCTTCTGCGTACTCCCTGTCCTCGCTGGTCGGCTCTTTGCCGTGTGCGAGTGTTTTCAGAAATTCTTCGGTTGTCGTAGGAAAGTTCATGTTTTTTGCTCCTTTCTATTGCAGAAGCGGTCTGCTTCTGCTATAATAATTGACAGAAACCGAGACTGCGCCCTTGGTTGCGCAGCTTCTGTTTTGTGGTGGAATAGGTCGTCAGTACTACTTTGGTCGGTGGAGCTGACGGCCTATTTTTTATGCCACAAAGGATAAATCTACCGTTGCTGGTTGATTCATCGTGTGTTCTGCTGTCTTAGATTATAGACGCTTGGTATATAGTTGTCAACAGCCCAATTTGTATAATTCAGTCACACATCTGTGACATTTTACGCATTCTAACGTAAATTTACGTTATTTGATAGTACTTCTGTAAACGGATTAGTTTACCCTAGTGATAGTAACTCAAAAGATATTTTTCGATAATTCGTAAGGCTACTATTCAAGTATACAGTTTGTAAAGCAACGAAAAAGTTTACAGCCGTTTTACAACCCTATTGATAGTAAAAAATTTGCAAAAAACACAAGAAGATGTTGACAGCGACACGAGAATGTGTTATCATTGGGTCAAAAGAGAGGTTCGATAAAAATGGCAGAGAAGAAAAAAGGCGGCGCAACCAAAAATAAAGTCAATTCCGGGGACATTCTTCGTTCCGTTATGAAAATCAGAGGATATACTTCTGCATCTCTTTCAAGGCAAATGGGATATGAAGTTTCTTCTTATGTGACAAACCGCGTTAATGCGGATGATTTAAAGTTGTCCACAATGGCAATGCTCTTGGAAGAAATGAAATACCAAATCGTGATTCAGCCTATTGGTGCTGATGTTGCATCGGATGAATTTGTTCTTAAAGTTCTTGAAAGAGACGGTGAACCTGAATGATTTACGGCTACGCTCGTGTCAGTTCCGCTGGACAGGCGATTGATGGCAACAGCCTTGAATCGCAGGAAGAAGCCCTCAAGGCCGCTGGCGCAACTAAGATTTTCAAAGAGGTATATACTGGAACTAAAATGGAACGCAAGGAACTGGACAAGCTGGAAGCGAAAGTTCAGAGCGGCGATACAATCGTTGTGACAAAGCTAGATCGTGTTGCCAGAAGCCTTGTCGGTGGGTATGAACTGATTGATTCATGGATTGAAAAAGGAATCCGGGTGAATGTGCTGAATCTTGGTGTGATGGACAACACCCCTGCTAGTAGGGCTATGAGAGGTATGTTTCTTGTGTTTGCCCAGTTTGAGCGTGACATGATTGTTGAGCGCACCAGAGAGGGCAAGAAGATTGCCAGCCAGCGCCCCGATTACAGGGAAGGCCGCAAGCCCACCGAGTATGACCGCAACCTCTTTGACATTCTCCATGAGCAGGTGGAGAAGCGCATTCTCACGGTCACGGATGCTGCCAAACAGCTTGGCGTGACCCGCCAGACATGGTATCGGATTGCTGAACAGAACAGGTGACATTGTTCTCAACCTAGAATAAAACCAAATGAGAAAGGAGAATACATTGAAAACGATTGAAGGAAAATATGCGTCCGCAAAGGTGTTCACGGACAATATTGAAGACAAAGCGTCTGAGCAGATTTTGACGCTTTGTAATCAGAGCTTTGTTGACGGATGCAAAATTCGCATTATGCCAGACGTTCATGCTGGTTCCGGGTGCGTAATTGGGTTTACGGCAAACTTGGGCAAGAAAGTCATTCCGAATATTGTCGGCGTGGACATTGGTTGCGGAATGCTTGTCGCTGAACTTGGAATTGAACACATCGACCCGAAAAAGTTAGATAAAGTAATCAGAGAACGTGTACCGGCTGGAATGAATGTTCACGAATCGCAGAAAATGTCGGATTCTTTCCTTAGCCAGCTTGACTGCAAAGATAGTCTACATAATGTTGACTGGATTCTTCGTAGCATGGGTACTTTGGGCGGTGGCAATCATTTTATTGAGTTGGACGAGGACGAAGAGGGAAACCAGTATCTTGTTATCCATACTGGAAGCCGAAATCTCGGAAAGCAGGTCGCAGAGTATCATCAAAACGTAGCCATCTCAAATATCAAAGGAAAGAACAAAAGAAAAGAAGCTACGGAACGTGTGATTGCGGAACTGAAAGCGCAGGGTCGTGAACAAGAAATCTCGCAAAAAATCAAAGAATTGAATGTTCAGTTTCCCGATATTCCGAATGAACTTTGCTATCTTGAAGGCGAAGAACGTGATTCCTACCTTAATGATATGCGAATTTGTCAGGCTTTTGCGAGGATGAACAGAGCAAGAATTATGCACACTATTTTAGATGGTGTTGGAATTGATTCTATGCTAACCCATGCGTCCTTCTTTGAAACCGTTCATAACTATATTGATGAATCGGATGATATTATCCGAAAAGGCTCTGTATCCGCTAGAGAGGGTAAGAAGCTGATTATTCCTCTTAATATGAGAGATGGAAGCCTTATCTGTATTGGTAAGGGCAATCCTGATTGGAATTTCTCTGCTCCGCATGGTGCTGGCAGACTATATAGCAGAACAGCAGCTAAAAAAGCATTCAGCGTTGAGGAATACCAAAAGCAGATGAACGGAATTTATACTACGTCAGCCGATGAATCCACGTTGGATGAATGTCCGATGGCATATAAGCCAGCGCAGGAAATTATCAACGCAATCTCCCCAACAGTTGATATTGTAAAACACATTAAGCCCATTTACAATTTCAAAGCGGGAGAATAAAGCCGAAAGGAAAACGACATGAAAACCGTAAAATTGTCAGATCAGAGTTTGAAACTCATTGAAACGCTGTGCGATTACACCGACAAGCCCGATATTCTCAATGCCATCGCAGACGCTTTGTACTACGATGCGGACGAGCTGAAACGCAGGCTCAATCAGCTTGCAGAAGAAGTCAAATAAACCGCACATTCTATCCGTTAAAACGAATTTTAGCAAATAATTTTCCGAAAGCAGCATTATAAAACCGAATATTTGATTTTTGTGCAGTTGTAGGCACTCTTTACATTTTCAGGTAGGGGGTGCCTATTTTTTATGCAGCCAAAACAGTGTATCGCCATCATTGACAGTATCAAAGCGTATGCAAAGCAGAATCCGACCGAAGCACAGGTCTATGAGGACTGGTTTCAGGCAGTGGTGAACCTAAGAGACACTCTTCCGCAAGACAAGCGGTTCGATGCCTACAAATACTCTGGTGAGCTGCGCTCTGTTTGTGCAGCCATGATGGGCAAAATGAAAACAGGCGAAGACGTGGCGAAGGTCTATGACATTATCGGCCGGACGTACCTGTTTGAAGCAAAAGATGTGTTTGACAGCTATTGCATCTACCTTGAATGGAACCGTGCGCCAGAAAAGAAGTTCTATCAGCCGAGGCGCAGGGTTCTAAAAGTGCTGGCAGATGACCTTGAGGACTTGTTTTATAAGCGGATTGACTTCTTGGGAGTTAGTTTACCTGCTCGCGTTGGCAAGGCTTTGAGTGATGATACGCCGATTTTAACGAGAAGTGGCTGGAAGAATCACGGCGATTTGCAGGTCGGCGATGAAGTTATCAGCCCGAAAGGTCAGTTTGTAAAAGTGCTGGCCGTTTCGCCTAAGTGCCAGCTTGATGTGCGTTGCCATTTCTCTGACGGCACATACATTGACTGCCACGAAAACCACGAGTGGCCGGTCTTTAACCGCCATAAGAACGGATTTGATGTTGTCGAAACTAAGCGGATGATGGAGGATTATGTTGCCGACACAAAGGACGGTATAAGATTCTGCTATCAGGTTCCGTTCAAAAATTTTGTCGAGGGAGAATATAAGAAACTGCCTGTTGAGCCGTACACATTGGGCGCATGGCTTGGCGATGGTCGCAATCAGCACCCGGATATTTGTGAACCTCCTTGTGATCGAGTGATTGTCGAGCGCGTCATTAACGATGGATACCCGGTTAGTTGGCATACGGTTCACAAGGACACCGGTGTTGAGTACTACGGATTCTCTGGTTTGCGACAAGCACTTCAAAAAGGCGATATGTGCTATAGTCACCGCCGCTGCGTGAAGCATATCCCAGAAGAATACTTTACAGCCAGCATTGCACAGCGTATGGAATTGCTTGCTGGTCTGCTCGATACAGACGGTACGTTACGGGTAAAAGAGCATCGGTACGCTTTTTCTACCACAGAGCCGAAAATGAGAGATGATTTTGTCACGCTGGTTTCTACCTTTGGATGGAGATGTAGTGTGGTTGAATATCCACCTCGTGTATCGTCTAGTGGCATTAAAGGCAATCTGACAGTCTATTCCATCTCTTTTAATCCTACCTGCCCTATTCCCTGCATTGTTCCTCGCAAGCAGCTAAAGGAGTTCTCCAAACCTCGCCGTGTGGCGTTTTGCGGGTTTGAACGCATCGAGCCGAAGCAGGGCAACTGCATTCAGGTTGAGGGTGGCGTGTACTGCGCTGGGAAGCGGCTGATTCCAACCCATAACAGTACTCTGTGCATCTTTTTTATCACATGGCTAATGGGCAACCGCCCTGACGTTGCATCGGTTATGAGCGGACACTCCGACAAGTTGACAAATGGATTCTACGGCGAAGTGCTATCCATCATCACTGACCCTGTGACCTACAACTGGGGCAAAATCTTCCCTGACGTTCAGCTTGTGGACAAGAGCGCAAAGGACGAAAGCGTTGACCTGAACCGAAAGAAGCGTTTCCCAACCCTGACTTGCCGCTCGATCGGCGGCACACTAACTGGTGCTGTTGAAATCGGTGAGGGTGGCGTTCTATACAGCGATGACTTGATTGAGGACTTGGAAGAAAGCCTGAATGTTGAACGTCTGAACAACAAATACGATGCCTATCTGAACCAGCTGAAAGATCGTAAAAAGCAAGGCGCTTTAGAGCTGATGGTCGGTACACGTTGGAACGTGCTTGACCCTCTGGGACGTATCCAGAACCAGTATGCAGACAATCCGAAGTACCGATTCCGGGTGATTCCTGCGGTGGATGAAAACGGACACAGCAACTTCAACTATGACTATGGCGTTGGGTTTGACGATGCCTACTACGCTGACATGAAAGCCAGCATTGATGACGCAACATGGTGGGCAAAATACATGGGCAAGCCCTATGTGCGTGAAGGTCTGCTGTTCCCTGCCGATGAATTGCGGTATTTTAATGGCGTTCTGCCTGACGGTGAGCCCGATCGCAAGCTGATGGTCATGGATATTGCATGGGGCGGCGGTGACTTCACGGCTTGCCCTATCGCCTATGTGTACGGAGATGCCGTATTCATCCCTGACCTTGTGTTCAACAACGGCGATAAGACCGTGACCAGGCCGGAAGTCGTGGGCAAAATCATCCAGCACAAAATCAACGTGGTGCGTGGCGAAGCCAACAACGGCGGCGATGAATATTGTGACGTGGTAGACAGCCAGCTTCTGCAGCAGGGCTATCACTGCTCTGTCCGCAGCCAACGTGCGCCAAGCGGTCAAAGCAAGCTATCAAGAATCATCCAGTATGCGCCGGACATCAAACGGTTCTATTTCCTTGACGAAAAACACCAATCGAAAGAGTACAAGGCGTTCATGGAACAGGTGACGATGTTTACGCAGCTTGGCAAAGTTCCGCACGATGATGCACCGGACAGCCTGGCACAGCTTGCCGATGAACTGTATAACGGAATCAGCAAAATTGAGCCTGTCAAGAGGCCGTTTTAATAATTCCCCTAAATAGCCGGTTTCGTAGGCATTAAAATTTGATTTGCCTGTTGACATGGCTTACAATAGTACCAGGAAGATTTGCAGCTTCCTCTAGGTATTGCGTTGGCGAGATTTTTAAGTCATTTTTACTCGTCATTTGTTGTGTAATACCCTCCTCTCTTACTCACCCACGACAGCTGCCTTTCTCTGTCGTGGGGATTATATGTTGCGTTTCCGAGTGGACGGAACGTTGTTTGTACTCCCCCAACTGACACGAAGCGGTTCAAACCCGCTACGCAGCACAACTATCCTCTTGCTTTGCATGGGATTTCTCTTTTGACACCTCACCGCTATTCCCGGCTCTCGATGCAAAAGGCTTTTTGAATTTTCTTCTTTTGCAAAGAGCAGCGGTTATTCATTAAGCCGGGTTTCTATCGCGGAGTGGAGCAGTCAGGTAGCTCGCTTGGTTACCAAGAGGTCGCTGGTTCAAATCCGGCTTCCGCGTCCGAATCGCAGCCTGAACCATTGCCTGTCCGGCAAACAGAAAGACTGTGAAGGTTTTCCAGGGCGGAAAATAGCACGACTGGAAGTGCGAATAGTTTCCCAGTAGCTTCCGACAGGTCTGTGCTCAACAGCCTGTTTCCAGAAATCCAACGAAAGGAGCGCTCATGCTAGTTAGAATCTGTTGCCCTTGTATCAGGCAAAACCCAATCTATAAGAACGTCCGCTGCAACCGCTATCTTGGCGAAGTAGACGGACGATACCATTTCAAGTGCGACAGATGCAAGGGCGTTATCGAAGGAGACACAAGGGAAGGATGGGTGAAAATCATCCATCCACCGGAAAAGTAAATAGCTTTTGAAGCGCAGTTTTGGCGCAGTGAGACAGACCTTAACAGGTTTGTCTTGCTGCGCTTTTTTATTTTGCTGGAAAGGAGGAACGCATGGCTGAGTATCAGATGGTCGTTGGCGGCTTTTTGAATGAGCCGCTAACCGGACGTAGACCGATTGAAACACCGGAGACGGAAATCAATCGGGCAAACGTGCTGAAAGTGGTCATGGGCAAGGCAGAGCCTATTCATCTGCTGAACAAGAACGAGATTCGATTTCTGCACAACTACTACTTGGGCAGTCAGCCTGTCCTCCACCGCACGAAGGAGTACCACGCTGAAATCACCAATCGCATTGTAGAAAACCATGCCAACGAGTGCGTAGGCTTCTACACAGGCTACATGAGCGGCACTCCTTGCTCTTATGTGCGGTCTGAAACGGCAACTGGTGACGGTGAGGAAATCGCCCGCCTGTCCAACGCTTTGCAGTATGAGGGCAAGGATGCGCTCGATCGGCGGCTCTGGCAGTGGATGTTGGAGTGCGGACAGGGATACCGCATTGTTCTCCCTGACAAGGGGTACAACGGCAACTACCCGGACGAAACGCCCCTGCTGGTGGACGTTCCAGACCCGGACATGGCGTATGTGATTTACAACTCCGGCATCGGGCACAAACCTATCGCCAACGTGTTGCACATCCCACGCAATTATCAGAACGACCTAAACGACCTGATTTGCGTGTATACGCCAAACCAGTACTTTGAAATCGACAACGGCAAGGTTACGAAATCGGAGAACCATTCTCTCGGAATGTTGCCGATGGTCGAATACAAGCTGAACCCGGAGCGGATGGGTCTGTTTGAACCGGCTATCCCTGTGCTTGATGCCATCAATGACCTTGAAAGCAACCGTTTGGACGGCGTTGCGCAGTTCATCCAGTCCATCATGGTGTTTACCAACTGCCTTGTGGATGATAACGCACTGAAACAGGTCAAAGAACTTGGGGCAATGTGCTTGAAATCTACAACCAGCTTGCCCGCCTCTGTTTCGCAGATTGCGAATGAGCTTGACCAGCAGCAAAGTCAGACCTTGCTTGATTCCATGTTGAACGTGTACCGCAGTCTGACTGCTATGCCTAGTGCTACTGGCAGCGAGAATGCAACGTCCGACAACGTAGGTGCAGTCATCGTCCGCAATGGCTGGAATCACACCGAAGCAAGAGCGCAGCAGTACGAGAATATGTTCAAGTATGCTGAACGCCAGAGCCTGTCTGTAATGCTGAAAATCCTGCGTGATACGGCTGGTTCTAAACTGATGGCAAGTGACATCAATATCAAACTGCCCCGCCGTCAGTACGATAATCAGCAGAGCAAGGTTCAGATTTTTGCGCAGATGATTCAGCAGCCGATTGACCCGCAATTGGCGTTCACTACGCCTGGTCTGTTCCCTGACCCACAGGCTGCTTATGAAATGAGCAAGCCTTTCCTGGTTGCCGCTGGCAAGCTGGGCAAGGATGGAAAGGCACCGAAGCCGCAGAAACAGCCCACAGACCATATTGTTGGTGTCAACAATATGGTCAATGAACAGGCTGACGCAAAGAACGGAGGAGAAAAATGAATTTTGCAAGTGCTTTGTTTGCTCTTAAACGAGGGCGCAAAATTAAGCGTCATCATTGGACTGGTTATTGGTGCTTGGGGTCTAAAGATTCTAAGAAACCTTATGTCGAGATGCACTGCTACGATGGCAAGATTGTAAATCTTGCTGATTCAGAAGACATTCTGTACACCATGGAAAATATGGCGTGTGACGACTGGGAAATCATTGATGAGCGGATAGAGAAAAAAGATAATGCGTGATTTTTGGAAACAGTTGTTTTGCAAACATGACTATACGCTTTCTCGTTGGCATTGGACGCACGGCATCAACGGAAACGAACCACGAGAAATGGAGTGCGAGTATATCTGCACGAAATGTGGGAAATTCAAATGGACACACCCTGACCGAAATTCGGCGCGAGAAAAATCTATTTTGGACAGTGGCATTGAACCGTACAAGAGAATTTATCCAAAGGAATAAAGAATCACCCCGAATTTTCGGGCTGATATATTCCGGCAGGGAAGCCGGGATACAAATTTCGCAGCGTTGCAGGGAAGCAACGGTAAAAAAACGCAGGAGGAAATTAACGATATGAAACTCAATGTGTTGCTTGGCGATGCCTACAAAGAGGGCATGACCGCCGATGAAATCATTTCTGCGCTTGAAAAGGTTGCAGACCCTAGCGCAGAGGTCGAGAAGCTGCGCAACGCCGTGACGAAAGCCAATGGCGAAGCTGCTGAGTACAAGAAGCAGCTCAAGGCAAAGCGTACCGATGACGAGAATGCCGCACAGGAACAGGCTGACAAGCTGGCAGAGATGCAGAAGCAGATTGATGCTCTGACTGCCGACAAGGAGAACCTTGTCAAGGAAAAGACCCTTGCATCTTACCGTGAGAAGTTTGTTGCACAGGGTTATGACGCTGAACTTGCCAACAAGGCTGCATCTGCACTGGCTGACGGTGACATGGACAAGGTGTTTAAGTTCCAGTCGGAGTTTATGACCGCCCACGACACCGCGTACAAGGCTTCTCTGCTGAATGATATGCCCACACCTCCGGGTGCGGATGGCAATGGTGACGGCGCAGATAGCGCAGGTGTTTCCTTTGCTAAACGCTTTGCAAAAGAGCGTGCAGACGCAAACAAGGCATCGAGTGACGCAATGACCGCTTTCCATTAAGGAGGAAAACATGAAATATACCACTACTCCGGTATCGGCTCCTGAAAGCACTATTCTGGCTGCTGATACCTACGTTGCCATTCCCTTTACCGTCAAGGAGACCAATGCTGTTCCGGCTGGTTATCCTATGGCAAAGACTGGTCTGAAAGCTGCTACCACCACTGGCCCCAGCGCTACTGATGCAGCTACCGATGCCATTGGCATTCTGCTGCACACCGTTGACCCTGCCGTCAACCCCAATGGCGCACTGCTGATTCAGGGCGTTATTGATGTGGACAAGGCAAAGCTGTCCGGCTTTACCTATTCTGCAAACGATATTGCCGCTCTGAAAAAGGCCGTTCCCGCCGTTTTCTGCCGGACCGATGTTGGCGCAAAGAGCGAGTAAGGAGGACTAAATTATGGCACTGAATCTGAATGAAATCTTCTCCCCTGCTGCGATTGCCGCCTACTGGACGAATGACCCGACCAATGCGCAGCCCTATGCTTCTGATGCTCTGTTCCCTGCCCGTAAGAAGGTCAGCATGGAACTGAAGTGGCTGCGTGGTCATAAGGGCGTTGGCGTTTCGCTGAAGCCTAGCGTATTTGACACTAAGGCTACGTTCCGTACCCGTAAAGGTATTCAGGTGACGGAGACCAATATGCCCTTTTTCCGTGAGGGTGTGCATATCGACGAGAGCGACCGCCGCAAGATCATTTCTGTTCTGGCTACCAATCAGGAGTTTGCGGCAGACGTTATCAATCGTGTCTACGATGATACCGCACAGCTTATCACTGGCGCTCGCATCGTTCCTGAGCGCATGGTATGGCAGCTTCTGGCTCCCAAGGCTGGCAAGCCCGGCATTTCTATCGAATCCAACGGCGTGAGTTACGTCTACGATTACGACCCGGATGGCACTTGGCAGCAGTCCAATTACAAGGCTCTGATTACCAAGGAGAAGTGGGATGCTCCTACCACTGCAACCCCCATCGCCACGATGACTACTGCCGCAAACACTGTTCTTGCGAACACTGGCGAAGTCATTACCGAAGCCTACATGAATACGAACACCTTCCACAAGATGATTGCTGCGGAAGAGGTCAAAAACCGTTTCCTGACGGTTATGAAAACCACCACCGCCGTTCTTATCGATTCTGAGGCACGTTCTGTTGTCGAAAGCGCATCCGGCATCCGCATCCATCTGTACGACAAGATGTTCAAGCCGGAAGAGACCGCTACTGCCGAGAAGTACCTTCCCGATGGTTATGTCGTGCTGGCTCCTTCTGGTTCTCTGGGCAATATGTACTATGTTGCAACCCCGGAAGAGGTTGACCTGATGGCTGGCATTTCCAACGCACAGGTTTCCGTTGTGAACACTGGCGTTGCCATTACTACGAAGCAGGAAGCCCACCCTGTCAGCACTGACATTATTGCTTCTGAAATCGTCCTGCCGTCCTTTGAGCGCATGGACGCTGTGTACTGCATCAAGGCTTACTAAGGCGAAAGGAGGAAAGCAGCATGGGAGACCAGTATTCTGAAGCGGCAGTCAAGCTGGGGCAGTACATTGCCCCTGCACTTGACCGTGAAATCACGGACGAGGACTACCCACTCTTCGACCTGCTGCTTGATTTTGCCAAAGACAAGATATTTGCACAGGGCTACCCCTTCGGCAACAGTCCGGACGAGCTGCCCTTGCAGTATCAGTCGTTGCAGATACGCATTGCAGCGGAACTGTACAACCACATCGGCGCAAACGGACAGACGAGCTATACCAACAATGGCATTACTCGTGTGTGGGAAAGCTCCGATGTGGCGCAGTCCCTGTTGAATGAAGTGGTTCCGAGAGTAGGTGTTATCGGCTGATGTTCAATGGAAGCCCGCTGGATAAGCGCCCGCTGTGGTATTCAAACCCAGTTGGCGAGAAAACACCTGTTGTGGACGAATGGGGCAACGAAACCGGCGAATCCGCATACGAATCGTGGAGTACCCCCGCAAAGCTGATGTTGAACGTCAGCCCGCCTACTGGTTCTGCGGAAGCAAACCCTTTTGGAGCGTTCACGGATTACAGTTACGTTGTCAGTTCGTCCAGCAAAAAGCGCAACACACCGCTTTATGAAGGCACACACGTCTGGTTTCAGACAGACGTTTCAAAGCCCTTCAATTACACTGTGGTCAAGGTCGCAGAGCATATCACGGATACGTTGTATGCGCTGAAAGAGGTGGCTGCAAGTGAAAATTAAAGTGAGGTTGAGCGATGCCGGACTTCGTGATGCGGAACGTCAGATACAGGAGTACAAGGCCACCCTGAACAAAAAGGCGCAGGAGTTTGCAAAGGCGTTGGCTGATAAAGGACTTGACGTGGCAAAAATTCGTTTTGCGAACGCACAGTATGCTGGTAGCAACGATGTTTCTTGCCATGTTGAGCAAAACGGAGCCGCCTGTTCCATTATTGCTGAGGGCAAATCGGTTGCTTTTATCGAGTTTGGTACTGGCGTTATGCACTCTGCTTATGGCGGCGAACTTCCTAATGGTGTGGGTGAGCACGGCACATACGGCAAGGAAAACGGCAAGCATAAGCGTTGGTACTACTACGGCGAAACCGGCAATGCTGGCACACCTGTCAAGGAAGTAGACGGCAAAGGTCAGCTGAATTACACCAGCGGTAACGATGCAGCTATGGCTATGTGGGGGGCTGTTGAGGAAATGGCTTCTCAAGTTGAAGCAACGTGGAGGGAGGTTTGGAATAGTTGATCGATTATTTCAATTCTATCTTCACGGCTGTTGCTAAGGAACTGCGAAAGCAAGTGCCCGGCATCTTCGTTACTGGTGAAATCAATGACAGCAACGTCAAGAAGTTTCCGTGTGTGCAGATAGAGGAAAACAGCAATCTCCCTGTACACATTGATTCTGCTGGTCACAGCAAATACGCTGCCGTTTCCTTGCGTGTGCGTGTTTACTCCAACAAGGACACAGGACGCATTGCAGAAGCACGTTTCATCGTTGGAATCGTGGATTCTGTTCTTGAACCGCTTAAATTTTATCGCAAGTCGTTTGCCCCGTTGAATGGGCTGTACAACAATTCCGTCTATCGGATTGATTGCAGCTACGGGGCAACAATCGGAGAGGACGGAATGATTTACCGAAACTAAGGAGGTAAACATTCTATGAGTACTGCTATCTCCGGTCTGAATACCACCTTGTATTGTGGCGACAGCGCAACCGCTCTGACGAAGCTGTGCGACATCAAGGATGTACCCGACCTGATCTCCGAGCCTAACCTTCTGGATGCCACCACCTTGTCCGACCCCATGCAGGTCAACATCTTCGGCATTATCCAGAGTGACACCAAGTCCTTTACTGCCAACTACAACAAGACTGACTACAAGAAGGTCAAGGAAGCTGGCTATGATGAGACTTCCGAGAGCAACGCCGTAAAGTACTACGCCCTGAAAATGCAGGACGGCTCCGGCTTCACTTGGCAGGGTATGCATCAGGTTGGCCTGTCCGGCTTTGGCGTGGACGAGGTTGTGGAAATGACCATCAACTGCATCTTCACCAAGAAGCCTGAGTTCAGCGAGACCTTGACTGTCAACGGCGGCTAAACCGCAAAAATCGAATCAATCAAACCGGGCAGAACTGAACAACGGATTTGGTTCTGCTCCTATTTATAAAGGAGAGCATTTATTATGGCTGCTAAGGTTATTAACTTTCATTCCCCCGATGGCAAGAACACTTATGAACTGACTTTCACCCGTGACAGCGTGGAAGCTACCGAACGTGCAGGTTTTCAGATTGGCCAGTACACCCAGATGACCAATCTGCTGTCTAACTCTCGTGCCCTGTTCTACGGCGCTTTCATCGCACGGAACAAGGGCATCAAACGCAAGGTCGTGGACGAGATGTTCCAGCACATCGAGGATAAGGAAGACCTGATGGGCGTTCTGCTTGAAATGTTCGTGGACGCTTCCAAGTCTCTGCTGGCAACTGACACTGAGGACAAGACTGCAAAAAACGCAACGTGGGAGATTGTGTAACTGCACAATCTCAAGAAACAGACGGAGAGGGGGAGCCATTCTCCTTCTCTAAGCTGTTCCACGATGTAGAAGCCTATTACATCTCCATTGGCATGACATACGACCAGTTCTGGCACGGTGATGTCTGGCTGGCAAAGGTCTACCGTGACGCAGAGGAACTACGGGAACGCAGAGCCAACACAGAAGCATGGAGAAATGGCTTTTACATGGCATCTGCGCTTTCCTCTACGGTTGGCAATATGTTCCGAAAGAAAGGGTCTAAGCCCATCAAGTACATGGATAGACCGATTCCCCTTACTCAAAAGGAGAAAGACGAATATGAATACCAACGCGCAGTTGAGGCGCAGGAGCGAATCAAGAGAATGATGTTCTCTATGATGGAAAGTGATGGTGGTAGTGATGGCTGATGTTGATATTACGAGCTTATCCGTAGAGATTTCTGCGGAATCGCAGGGCGCAGAGCTTAATATCGACAAGCTCGCTACCGCCATTTCTAATTTGCGGACGAAAGGCAACGTCACAAAGGTTGTGAACAGCCTTGACAAGCTTGCCGGTTCTATTGCAACGCTGAAACAGGCATCCGCTGGAATGTCCGGGCTAAACAAAATCACCAGCTTTCTAAATGGACTTTCCAACGTTAACCCGACCGCAAGCGCAAAGAGCATCAACACGGTCGTGAATGCAATCAAGAAGATTCCAGCGGCTGTGTCTGGTTTGAACGGCGTGGACTTTTACTCCATGTCCGGGAGCATTACTCAGCTCACTAACGCTTTGGCTCCGCTGTCCATTCTGGACGCATCGAACCTTAAAGCTCTTGGCAGTGCTTTCAATGCGATTGGGAAAGTTCCCGACCTGACCGACAAGCTAAAAGCGACTGACCTTGATTCTTTTGCAAGCTCTTGTCAGAAGATTTCTACTGCTCTTGCTCCCCTTGCATCTCAGCTTGACAAGGTAGGCAACGCTTTTGCGAAGCTCCCTCCGCAGTTGAGTAAGGTGGTCACACAGGCAAACCGTGTGACCGCAGCCAACGAAAAGCAGCGTAAGAGCTATCTCAGCCTGTCCAATCAGATGAACGGCTTTATGCGGAACATGGCAAAGCTGGTTTCGTTGAAAGCTATCGCTGAGTATCTTGGCAACGCTGTTGCGAAGTTCAATGACTTCTATGAAGCAACAGACTTGTTTCATAATGCTATGGGCAATTTGAGCGGTGAAGCCGATACGCTCATTAGCAAGATGCAGGGTTTGCTTGGCGTTGACCCGACAAAAGCAATGACCTACATGGCTACCATCCAGAGCTTGGGCACTTCGTTTGGTCTGACCAGCGACAAAGCATACATTCTGTCTAAGAACCTGACCCAGCTTGCCTATGACGAAGGTTCCTATTGGAACAAGGACGTTGCAGAAACCTTTACCGCAATGTCTTCCGCAATCTCTGGCGAGATTGAGCCTATTCGCCGTTTGGGTGTTGACCTGTCTCAGGCACGGTTGCAGCAGGAACTTTTGGCCTTGGGCTTTAACAAGCAAGTTTCTAGTCTGTCTCAGGCAGATAAGGCGGTTCTGCGCTACATTGCCATTATGAAGCAGACTGCCAACGTACAGGGCAATCTTGCACAGACCATCCAAAGCCCTGCGAACCAGATTAAAATTCTGAAAGCGCAGTTGGATATGCTGGCGAAATCTGTTGGCTCTCTGCTCTACCCTGCCATGAAATCTATTCTTCCCCCGCTGATTGCCGCCGTACAGCTCATTCGAGAGTTCGTTGAATGGGTGGCAAAGCTGATGGGTGTAAAGGTTGTGTTCACTGATTTCACCAAGAGCGCTGGCAGCGTTGGAAGCATCGGTGACGCAATGGACGACACGGCTGATTCGACAAAGAAAGCTGCCAAAGCCCTCAAGGACTACACGATGGGCTTTGATGAACTGAACATCATTGACCCAACGCAGGGAAGTTCCGGCTCTGGCGGCGGTGCATCTGCTGGTAACATCTTGGGCGATGTAGACCTGTCCGGCTACGATATGTTTAAGAACTATGTTGGCAACGCTGTGGACGAAATCAAAGCAAAGCTGGAAAAGCTTGCGCCATTGATTGCTGGTATTTCTGCCGGATTTGCAACGTGGGCTATTGGCAACGCTTTGCTTGAAGCTCTCAACAAAATCAAAGGCGATGGCTCTTTAATTGAAGGAATTCTCAAGCTTTGGAAGTCTCCCATTATGGGAGCAGCTGTCGCTGTTGGCATCATGGTTGCTCGTTTTGTTGACCTGTACCAAAACAGTGAGGCGTTCCGAAAAGGCCTTGAACGTGTTCGATCTATGATTTACCTTGCTGCGGAAGGGCTTAGGCAGGGTTGGAATATATCACTCACAGATGGAAAACTCGGAGAATCCATCAAATACCTGAAAGAATCTTTTTCTAACTTAAAGCAAGTAATCTGGAATCTCATTCCAGAAAGTTGGCAGGATGGCATTTCTTCTGCGTTCAAAACAATCTCTGACGTTGTAAAAGACCTTGATCTTGATGTTGGTGATTTAATTACAACACTTATGGGCATCGGTCTTATTGTTAGCGGTCATCCTGTAGCCGGTCTTGCTGTTCTTGGTTTTGAAGCTATCACTGTTGCAGTTCGTGGTCTTGGTAGCGAAAGCCAAAAAGAAGCTTTTGAGATGGAAACGGACTGGTTCAATGCTTTCAAGTCTATGGGCGAAAAAGTTGCTGATTTTGTAGGTGACGCAATTACAGCCATTGGAAACCTTATCAATGATTTCGCAATTTTTATTGGATGGATTCAGAACGGTGTTTCCGAAACTGACAGGCTTGACTTACAGATGAACGGTAACTTCATCGAGAATGCCGTCATGGGCATTGCTCAGCTGATTCACGATATCGGAGTGTTTGTCGGATGGATTACCAATGGAGTGAGTGAAACCGACCGTCTTGATATTCAGATGAACGGTAACTTCATCGAAAAGGCGGTTCTTGGTTTTGCTGACCTTATCAATTGGGTAAAGAATGTTGTTACATGGTTCGTACATCTCGATGAACACGTCGAAAATGGTGCGAGAGCTGTTCGTGGATTTATCGATGATATCAAAACGTGGGCAAAAGATGCCGCAAAAGCTGCTTCCGATATGGTAACAGCCGTTGCAAATGCTATTGTTTCTCTTCCTTCCAAAATGTTTGAAGCGGGCAAAAACATTTGGCAAGGCCTCGTAAATGGTATCAAGAGCGGCATTGAAACCGCAAAAGGCGCTGCGGCAAATCTTGCCAAAGCTATCATTGACAAGTTCACGACCGATACTGAAATTCACTCTCCCTCCGCTCTATTTGAACGCTTTGGTGAATTTATCGACCAAGGCCTTGCAAACGGTATCGCTGCGGCCATCCCCTACGTCACCACTGCTATGCAGGGCGTTGTAAACGCTGTGCAGGAAAAAGGGCAGGCGTTAATTGGTTCTGGTTCTTCCCATGCGACTGGATATGTAAACAACTTCTTAGATAGCCTTGACACGGAGTGGCAGCGCATCGATCAGAGCTTACAATCTGATTTCTTTGGCAGCATTGGCACTCTGTGGGATGCGATTTCTAACGGAGACCTTGAAAAGCTCGGCACATGGGCCGCTTCCTATTTCTATCATGCAATGGATGATGAGCAGAGAAAGCAAATCAAATCCATTGCCGATAACAGCTTGCAGTGGCTGACACAAGGCTTGAGTGGCGTTTGGAACAACATTGCCGGTATGGCTTCTAGCTTTATCAGTCAGTTCGTTCCTTCCGCTATGGCTGCAACATCCGCTCAGACGAGTTTGAACATTGCAATGGATGCAAACCCTGTTATGCTGGTTATTTCCCTGATTGGCATGTTGGTTGGCGCTCTTGTCAATTTTGCCAATAAGAACAAGAGCATCGCTTCGTTCCTGTCTAATCTTTGGTATGGAATCGGCGATTTCTTTTCAATTGTCTTTGAAACCATTTTACGCGTTATTGGCACGGCAGTTCAGGGCTTTGTGGATGCAATTAACACCTTAATTTGGGCATGGAATAAGGTTCCTCTTCATAGCAAGATGGATTATGTTTCTAACCCCGTGTACGACTGGGCAGACAAAGTTGCAAATGAACGTAAAGAAAGCCAGCGCAAACGTCAAGAAGCGGCCAATAGCAGCTTTGACGATTCCAAAGACCCAACTAACTACGAACAGCAGTACAAGGAACTGCTGGAAAAGTACAAAAATGGTTCTTACCCAGGAACAAAAGAATGGGATAAGAACAACGGCACATCCTCCGGTTCTTATGGCGGCACAACGAGTGTAAATGTCAACATCAACGAAGAGGAAATGCGCGAATCTGTTTACAATGGCACTTACAACGCTTTTCTCGACATTTTCCAGCGGTATGGTGATGAACTGACCGGTGGCAAGGAACTCAAAATTTACCTTGACGGAAAACAGATTACAGCATCCGTTGAGAAGCGGCAGAACGCCCGTGGACAGTCTTTGATGGGCAGTGAAGTTTACAGCTACTAAGGAGGTGGCGGTTTATGGCAATTCCAGCACTGGTAACGGTAAATGGCGTAGACTTGCCGGAACCTTCTTCTTACGAAGCGACCACTAGCACCATCGTGGATTCTGGACGAAACGTTCAAGGTAAAGTAGTTGGCTCTGTTGTGCGGCATGATGTAGCAAAGGTGTCCCTGAAGTGGAACTACCTTACCGCACAACAGTGGGCCTCTATTCTCAGCCTGTTCACGACACGATTTTACTGTACTGTTCGCTTTTATAACCAGGCAAAGGCCGGATACGACACGCGGCAGATGTACGTTTCAGACAGAACGTCTGGTATGTGGCGGCGCGGGCCTAAAACAGGTAATGTGATGGGCTGGACGGATTGCTCGATTGCGCTTGTGGAGGTATAGCCTATGGTACAACCTTCTCAGAAGTGGCTTGACAAGTTTTCCGAAACGCTTGTTCCGGAGATGTTTGTACGCATCACCTATGGCGTTACAGAACCGGGTTTGCAAGAAGATGCGATTCCTAGCACAAACGGAGAAACGTTCTTCAGCAATGTATCTTCTATTGTTGATAGCGAAGCACATACTTATACAAAATATTCTACCGGAGAATTAAATTTCACTGTTTTGGACGGTAATTATACCTTGCCTGATAGAAGCGCAAAATCTCAAGAGGCTGGTTATGTTAGCGAAAATTGTGTTTCAACCTCAAACCACCCAATTATTACGCTCTCGTTCAGCAAAGTTCATACCGTGACGATTCCTGGCATTACCATCACATGGTCGTCAACGTTTAACGAATGGCCGACAAGCTTCAAACTGACCGCGTATTCTGGAAGCACAGTCGTGTCCACAAAAACAGTGTCGGATAATTCCTCTATCACCACTGACATTGACTTTGAGATTGCAAATTACGATTCTATTTCCATTCAAATCTTGTCGTGGTGCTTGGAAAATCGTCGCGCAAGGGTTGAGCAAATAAAGATGGGCCAGTTCATTGTGTTTGAGAAGAAAGATATTTTTTCGTACAAGCACGATTCCACAAGAGACCCGATCAGCGGCCAACTCCCGAATGATAGCATCACTTTTACGGTGGATAACAGCACGCAAAAGTGGAACCCGATCAACCCGGAAGGTCTTTACAAATACCTGTATGAGCGCCAGCCTATCTCTGTGGAGTACGGCATGGACTTGGACGGAACGGTAGAATGGATTACAGGCGGCAAGTTCTTCTTGTCTGAGTGGAGTGTTCCTTCTAATAGCATTGAAGCAAGCTTTACGGCCCGTGATGCTTTTGGCTATCTGATGGTTTCTAACTATACAGGAAGAATGTATGGCACTCTTTATGAGATGGCCTACGATGCGTTGGAACTTCTGAATGACAACGTGGCAACGTTTCAGATTTCCGAAGAGCTGAAAAATTATAGCACAGATATCACAAGCCAGGATAAAAGCAATTATAAGGACTCTGATATTTTGCAGATGGTTGCTAACGCAGCTGGTATGGCAACATATCAAACCAGAGAAGGTGTGATTGTAATTGGTCGAATTCCTGACATCTCTACTGCAAAAGCAAACCTTGCCGGTGAAATCGACATCGTTAACAATTTCAACTGGCCTGAAATTGCGTTCTCTTCTCCTTTGAAAAATGTGATTTGCTCGATTGATGTAAAATCTTCTGATGGTTCAAACACTACAAGCAAAACGTATTCTTACCCAGAAAACCCAACAGGGAGCGGAGCAACGCAGACTGTTAGCAATGAAATGTTGTCCCAAAGCGTTCTCAGCCAGAGCAGGAATATTTTGACAGAAGCATACAAGGTGCTTTCTAACCGCCGCAAGGTCACATTGAAATATCGTGCAAGCCCACATTTTGACGCTTTGGACTATGTTCTTGTTCATCATCAGTTTGGCTATTCCTCTGTACTGTTGACTACGAGCTTTTCTTATCAGTATTCCGGCTGTTTTCACGGGACGGTCGAAGGGTATCTCTTGGAAGGAGCTGATGTTCGTTGACCCGGTGGATCACAGACAGAACCGATGATGATGTTGCGCAAGTCAAGGCGCTTGCATTGAAAGCAAAAGCAGGAACGTGGACAGAGAAAGAACAGGCAGAATGGGCCGCTGGTATGAAGGGCGCTCTGAGCTACATGGACTATAACCGAATCGAAAGTGGAATCCAAGAGATCGCGTCCATATTGAACGCATCTGTTTCGGTAAAAACTGATTGGGATGTAAATGGATATCTGACTGTCTCGGACGCTTCTCGCTGGCTTTCCAATATCAAAGCAATTCGGTCTTTGTGCAGCGGCAAGAATGATACCCCCGAAACCCCTGCTTCCCTCAATTACCTGCACTATACGATTATCAATCAGGTCGAAGAAATTCTACTTGATATCGAAACGATAGCCAATAACCATCTAATCTACTGCTCAGAGCCGGTCTGTGGAGGTGAACCTTACTATGCACTTTGTTGACCGAGAAGCAAAGTACCCGAACCGATGGACAATGAAAAAGCCTGACGGCACATCGGAAGTTGTCACACTGGTTCGCAACGATGAGCCTATCGTTGAAGGCACTCCTATGAATGCTGAAACGCTGAACGCCCTTTCAGATGTTGCAGGCGCAGACATTGCGAGGATTGCCGCTGAAAAAGCAGAGCTGAATGCAAAACTGTCCGAAGTAAATGCCAAAACGTCCGCACAAGAGTCACAGAAGCAAGCTGAAAACTCCGCTGAAAGCGTTCGCCTTGCAGAACAAAGCGCTAATAAAGGCGGTTGGATGAACTTTGAACAGAAAAACGGCGTGCTTTATATGGTTAAAAGCGATAGCTTGACCGAAATAAATATTCAAGACAACGGCTCTGGAATTTTGGAGGTGACGTTTGAATGAGCAAAACAATTGAAATCGGCCCTTATAGCGCCTATGCCATTGCTGTAAAGTATGGATATGTTGGCACAGAAGAGGACTGGATTAAAGCGGTCGAAGCGGCTCGAAAGAGTGCGGAGACAAGCGCAGCCAATGCAAAGCGGGAAGCGGACGGGGCTTCTACTTCTGCTGCTACTGCCACTGAACAGGCCGGAATTGCAACCACAAAAGCTGGCGAATCCGCTGCATCCGCTAAGGCATCTGCATCCAGTGCATCTGCCGCTGCAACCAGTGAAGCCAATGCAAAGAAATACTCAGAAGAGGCCGGGGCCAAAGCAAGTACCGATAAGACTCTGAGCATCGAAAACGCCCCTGCCGACGCAAAGGCTACCGGTGATGCGATTGACAAAAAAGCGAACAAGGATGTCGTCCTCGACGAGGACGGCAACGTGATTTTTTACAGCAAGGCTGAGGTGGAAGCCAAAATCAAAGAAATTCTCGCCGCCCAGCGAGAAGAAGACCTCGCCAGAATCAAATTCTGGGCCAGCAACGACCCCACATCCCCGGCAAGCTTTATCGGCGGCACATGGGAACGCATTGAGGGCAAATTTATCATGGGCGCAAGCGATACGTACCCGGCAGGGAGTACCGGTGGAGAAGCGTCAGTTGCTTTAACGAAGGAAAATAACGGCCCGCATGACCATACGTTCGTAAAATTTACAACCGGAGCGATAAACACAGATCCTAATGGACATACGGTTCAGCGTGGTTTAGGTTCGGATGCCTCACAAGCTGTTTTAAACTTTCCTGACAATTTTCAGCTATCCACATCCGGGGAAGGGAAACCGCATAACAACATCCCCCCCTACTACTCCATGTACATCTGGCGCAGAGTGGCGTAACCGAAAGGAGTACACATGAAAATCATTGACAGTAATAACGTAGAAATCGCCAACCCCGACTTGACGAAAGGCTACCTCAAGCCCGAGACCCAGACCATTCATCACGATGCTGTGGCGGGCGTGGAAGAGGTCAGCCACTACGAGTACAAGACCTACCCCAACGGGGGCCGTGACCGCTGGAAGGTTGTGGACGTGCCCGGTGTCGCCGCAAAGGGAGCCTACGACGAAGAGGTGGAAGTGCAGCGGTATGTGCTGTACACCGCCGAAGAGCTGGCTGCACAAGAAAAGGCCCGCAAGGAAGCAGAGGAAAAAGCACAGCTGCCCACCGCAGAAGAGCGCCTTGCTGCTCTGGAAGCGGCTATGCTTGACCTGCTGGCCGCACAGTAAAGGAGGATGTTATGGTTTTGTTTTATGTGACCCAAATCAAGCTGCACCGCTTTGACGGCGCTTTTACCATCGACAACGTTCCTGACAGGTACAAGGATGTCGTGATGAAAAAGCTGACGGAGGAGAGATTTTATGAGGTGGAAAGTAATGCTTGACTTCCTGCGGGATGTTTTTTCAGCCCTCTCCCACGCTGCCGGTGACAGCGCCGACAAGAAAGAACCTGCCCCCGCACCGGACGTGTCCACAGTGGACACCGTGACCGGGTGGGCAGGTAAGCCGCCTTACCGATACATTGACGTGAGCCGGTATCAGGGCGAAATCGACTGGGCACAGGTGGCAGCGGCGGGCTACAAGGGGGCCATGCTCAAGACAGTGTCCACCAACCGCAAGCTCTCCAAGCGGGCAGACGGCCTGTACATCGACCCGACCTTTGAAGCGAACTACTGCCACGCCAAAGCGGCGGGGCTGGATGTGGGTGTATATTACTACACCTACGCCACCAACAAGGACATGGTCAACGCAGAACTCTCCCTGCTGCGTCAGGCAGTCTACGGAAAGGAGCTGACCCTGCCGGTGGCTGTGGACGTAGAGGACAATAAGCTGGGCAACCTGGACAAGCAGGACTTGACCGACCTGACCGCCTATGCCCTGCATGAGGTGGAGCAGATGGGCTTCTATGCCCAGCTCTACACCTACACCAGCTTTGCAAAGGCACATCTCTTTGTGGGCGGTGCGGCTCTGCACCCTTATGACGTGTGGCTTGCTGACTACACCGGCAAGACCCCGAAGGTGGATTTCAAGTACAATGCCCACCAGCACACCAGCAAGGGCCGCGTGCCGGGCATCTCCGGCAACGTGGACCTCAACGTGACCACCCTCAACTACCCGAAAATCATCCGCAAGAAGGGCCTGACCCGTCTTCGGGAGGGCGCATGAGCGATGCAATCATCGTAGCCATTATCACCGGCGGTCTGAGCCTGATCGGCGTGATCGTCTCTAACAACCACACCGCCCAGAGCATGGATGCCAAACTGGACAAGCAACAGGCTGTGACCGAAACCAAGCTGGAAGAGCTAACCCGGGAAGTTCGGACACACAACAATTTCGCCCAGCGCATCCCTGTGCTTGAAGAACAGATGAAGGTGGCAAACCACCGCATTGAAGACCTCGAAAAAGAGGGAGGAGAGTAATACATGGAAGCGATTCGTAACCTTTTGACCGCACTTCCGGCCCCTGTGGCCCTCGTGCTCATGCTGGGCGGCTTTGCGTTTTACGCCCTGGGCTGCATCCGGCTGGGCTATGGCGCGGCTGTCAAGGGCACCGTGCTTGACCTGATCGAGCAGGCAGAGCACGAGATTCAGGGCACCAAGCGCGGCGCAGAGCGCAAGGCGTGGGTGGCGCAGATGCTCCGCACGGCCCTCAGCGCCAGCAAGTGGGGCAGACTTATCAGCTGGGCCATCACCGATGAGACTATCGGCACCATTATCCAGTTTTTCTTTGACCGCATGAAAGCGGCACTGGAAAAGCAGTAAGGAGGATATCATGGCTGTACCTATGTGCGGCATTATTGCCGCTTCTGCAAACGCTATGAATCAAGCCCGCAAGCGTGAAAAGGTGTGCAACCTGAAAGGCGACAATCGAGAGTTTTGCAAAGATTGCCTTCTTGACAAATATGGCGAGTGCATCGAAAAGCGGGCAGATAAGGAGTAAAACCATGAGTAGCACTGCATATGAGCATTTTGTTGGTGCCAACAAAATGTACGCCATACAAAGACGTTTTCGTGACTTTACGAAAACATTCTGCGATTTTGTTAAGGTCAACAAAATCGACCATCTCGGTAACGTCACCGTAATGGTGCGCAACGCCGGACAGTTGCCGCAGCCTTTTTGGCTCGGTTCTGCCTGTGGCGGCGGCTCGTGTGGTGCTGCCCGCTGCGCTGCAAGGGCTTGACCGGCAGAGGATGATCGCCGCCATCAAAAGCGCACCGCTTGGGAGGGTAGACCGTAAGATAGCCTTACTGCGGTACGTTGAGCGGCTTCCGCTGCCGGACATTGCAGCACAGACACATTACAGTCGGACGGCAATAGGCTACCGGCTGAAAGTTATTGATGAAAAGCTAGACGAAAGGAGCTCACCGTGAACCTCGAAAATGTTCCGACCGCCAATCTTATTACAGAGCTTCGCAAACGCGAGGGCGTGGAAACGACTGTTGTCGAGCCCTATCAGGACGCAGCGGTCAGCGTCAACGGCCCCGCACTGGTTCTTGTCGTAACAGATTGATTGTGGTAAAATAACATCAACAAATCCACCCGGCCTCTCGAAGAAGCACAAGAGGGCGGATATCTGAAATCCCCTGCTTTGCCGAAGCCCTGCGTGCCACGCGGGGTACTTTGTAGGCAAAGTGTGGGATTTTGTTTTATTTGCACTAGTTTTGTCGAAACCCTTGCCTTGCAAGCAGAAACGTGATATTTTAGTTTTGCTTCCAATGCGAAGTCCTTTAATAGTTAAGCGCTCATGCGGTTTTTTCCGTGTGGGCGCTTTTCTTTTTTGTCCTTCGTTGTACCTTCGTTGTCCTTCGTTTTTTGCCGATGCGGTACACTGAGAGCACAAGGAGGGATGTTTTATGAGCTATTATCCGACACCCGGAACACCCTACGTTCCGCAGCAGCCTGTCAATCCTTACGGCGGCATGGGCGCAGTCGGGCTTGCCACTCCCCTGCCGAACACACAGATGCAACAGGCACAGCCGCAGCGTCCGCAGCCGATGAATGGGCAGCAGCCTGTTCAGCAGTCGGCACAGGACGGAGGTTGGTTACTCGGCAGACCTGTTTCCAGCAGGGAAGAATTTCTGGCGATACCGTCAGACCTGTACGGCAGACCGACCTATTGCCCGGACTTGCGCAGTGGCGTGATCTACTGCAAGCGGCTCAACCCGGACACCTGTGAATCCTATGTACAGGAGTTTTACAGCCCGGAAGCATGGCGACAGATGCAAGCACAACAGGCGCAGCAGACCGCTGCACCGACACAGCAGTATGTGCCTATTGAGCAGTACAATGCCCTTGTCCACCGACTGGATGAACTGGAAAAATGGCAGAAGAGCTTTTCTAAGCCCACTGCCGCAGCGAAGAAAGGAGAATAAGCGATGCCCTCTCCGTTTGATATGATTACTCACAGCCCTATCATGCAGCTTGCAAATCTGGCTCGCGCCGGGCAGAACCCAATGGGGCTTATCCAGCAGTTAAGCGGGCAGAACGCTCCTATCATGCAGGGCTTGAACCTGATTCAGGGCAAGAACGAAACACAGCTCCGAACGATGGCGCAGAACCTCGCCAAAGAGCGTGGCATCGACCTGAACCAGCTGGCAAGCGTCCTGAACCTGACGCTGCCGAAGTGAGGAGACTTTACAATGGATGATTTTGAAAACAGCCATTCCGAAAAAAAATTTGACATCAACAATCTGTGTGGCAATGACAAACTATGGGTTCCTTTGATGCTTGGCCTGATTTTCGGTGCTGCCAGCAAAAAGTGGGATGACCCGGAAGACGAAAAAAGCAATCCTCCAAGCTGATTTGATAATCCCAAAATAAGCATCCCTCTAAGCGAAACGCTTCTCAGTTTTGCGGACTTGATAAAAACCGCCTTTGTTTGGCTTCGCCCATCGCATACGGCGATGGGATAGCATAACGCAAAACTGAAAGGAGTTTTGTTATGGACGATTTTGCAACTGGCTATCTGGCTGGGCAGGACGGCGGCAATAACAACGGCGGATTCTTCGGCAACGAAGGTCTGTGGGCTGTCATCATCCTCGCTATCATCTTCGGCTGGGGCACAAACGGCTATGGCCGGAACGGCGGGGACAACGGCATGAACAGCTACATCCCATATCTGGTTGGCACTGGCGCAACCGGTCAGGGCGGTGCAGACACTCGCGCGGCTCTGTCTGAGGGCTTCTACCAGCAGGATACCTCCCGCTCTCTGGCGGGCATCCAGAGCGGTATCTGCTCTCTGGGCTATGACCAGCTGGCGCAGATTAATGGCATCAACGCCAACATTGCGAACGGCTTTGCTGGTGTGAACAGCGCCATCTGTCAGCTTGGCTACCAGAACGCACAGCTGGTAAACGGCCTGGAACGCAGCGTGTCTAACGGCGACAACGCCATCAGCCTTGCTATCATGCAGGAGGGCAACGCTCGGCAGGCTGGTCAGACCGCACTTGCCACGCAGCTTGCATCTTGCTGCTGCGAGAACAAGCAGCTGATCGGCGACCTGAAGTACACCATTGCAACGGAAGACTGTGCCACCCGGCAGGCTATCGCAGACAATGCCCGCGCCATCGTGGACAACTGCAACGCCAACTTCCGCAGCATGATGGACTACTTCACGCAGGATAAGATCGCCACTCTGACCGCTGAGAACCAGAACCTCAAGTTCGCCGCTTCTCAGGATCGTCAGAATGCGCTTCTGACCACCGTGATGTCCCAGCAGACTGATACCATCCTGAACCGGGTCAACCCTCGTCCGATTCCCGCTTATCAGGTGGCAAACCCTAACGTGGGCGTGAACTGCTGCGGCTGCTGCTAACCAACACACTCCCCGATAACACCGGGTGAACCATCGGGGCAGGGGTAAGACACCTCTGCCCCTGATTTTTTAGGAGGAAAACATTATGGCTTGCAAAACAAGCTGCAAACTCTGCTCTCACTTGGTCATCAGTCAGGCGGTCACGTTCGCCAACGATACGCTGACCATCAATATCCCTGATGGCGCATACCAGAACGGAGAGAAGTATTGCATCGTGGTTGCCCAGAGCATCCCGGACACGACCACCATCAACGCCCCTGTTGTCATTACCATCGGCACAGGTACGACCGCATACCCTCTGACCGACTGCAACTGCGCTCAGGCAACCGCCGAGAGCATCCACACTCGCACCCGCTACGCTACCCGCGTTGCAACGTCTGCGACCGGCACCGGCACGTTCAAGTATCTTGGCTGCTTCTGCCGTTCCCACGCTGGCGCGCCCGCGTCCATTTCTTGAGGAGGTATAGATTATGGGCAAGACTAATTTTCGCCGCATGATGATGCTCCGTGACCACGACAAAGACCGTGAGCCGGAACGTGACCGCCTTGAGGAAGAGCGTGACCGCAGGGAGCGTGAGATGGAACGCCGTCTGCGTAAGCTTGAAGGTGGCAACGACCGCTATCCCTATTATCCGCAGGAGGAGAACCGCTACATTGACCCATACCCCATCCCCCGCTACCCTGACGTAGAGTATGGACGCAAGATGCCGCAAATCGGCTTCTCACAAAACGGCGACTGGGATAAGCGGTCGGGACAGTACGAACGTGGCGGCGCAGACAGCCGCTCCATCAAGATGCCACGCCAGCACCTCACCCACGATGAAGCGGAGGAATGGTGCGACAGCATGGTGAACGCTGATGGCACGAAAGGCTGTCACTGGACGCTGGAACAGACACAGGATGTTGCCAAGCAGCGCAATATCACCTGCGACCCAAACGATTTCTGGGCTGTCATGAACATGATGTACTCGGATTATTGTCAGGTTGCAAAGCGTCAGTCCGTTGACACTCCTGGCTTCTACGCTGACATGGCAAAGGCGTTCCTTGAGGACACGGATGCTGTAGACGGCAAGGCGTATGCCTATTGGGACTGCGTGACAGAGAAGTGAAACAAAAGAGGGGGTGTGCCCAAAATTGGGCAGACCCCCTCTTTATTTACTATCAGCACTAAAAATTCAGTTATGACCAGCGCCGAATTGGGCTTTGATAATTGGCGGCTGAAAATTCAGCCGTCAAATCAGCCTAAGTCAATCTGGTCTTTTGATGCCGCAACGGACAGGTTGTAGATGTATTCCCCTGCCGTGAATCCGTGCTTGCGTGCTTCTCTCGTAACAAACGTCCGCTCGCTGTCGCTCATAAGGATTGTGATTCGCTTGCTACGTTTGCCGTCACCTTTCTGCCCTTGATGGGAAGTGTAAGGCTGAATCTCCATCGTGCGCTTTGCATCGTTGACGGACAGGTTAGTAAGCGCAATCATAATCTGCTGGTTTTGCTGTACGATGGCTTGCAGAACTTCCGTGTTCTTCATCAGCACTTGCAAGATTGCATCATTCTGCGTGTCAGGCTTGTTCTCCTGCGGAGCAAGGCCGTAATAGCCATCCTTTCGAAGAGACGGAAGAACGTCGTCAAACACCCAACTTTCAAACTTCTCTGCGCCGGGCAACTTGCTGTGGGTGATAAGACGGTAAACGTCTCCTTCCGGGATAAAGCTCATCTCCTGCACACCACTATTTGTAGGCGCATAGCGTTTCGTTACGCCCTTGCAGTGGTCAAAAACAGCCTTGCGGGGAACTGCATACCCAAGTGCTTTTGCAACGTCAGAAGCACAGAAAAGAATCTTTCCATCTTCTTCAATCGTGCGGAGCTGGCCAAAGTTACTATTCTTAAAAACGTGAAGTGCATTACATTTCTTGTTATCCATTATATCCTCCATATTCAACTGTTTGGCATCTTCCATGCCGACCTCATACGCCTTGTAAGTGATTCGAGATAATGCTTCTGCAATCTCGTAATCATCCTTATTGAGCGAACGACCATTGCTGTTTTTCTTGAAGTTTTCGAGAATCTCTTCTTTCGTTGCCGGAATGTTCATTAGCTTTACCACAAAAATCTTGCTTGTAATGCAACTATGAAGATGATATAATGGATTTATCACCCATAATCGCATGGAGTGTAATCCCTTAAACTGTCTGTTACTGCCAAGTTCCGAACAGTTTAGGGGATTTTTTTATTTTTGATGTTCAAGCCATTGCTGGACAGCTTCACGAACAGCTTCTCCTTTAGAAATGCCGTTTTTTTGACAATAATCCGAAAGCTGCTTGTCCGTGTTCACGTCCAAACGGACGCTTGTACGAACACTGTTAGGGTTTTCCAGCTTTGGTCTTCCCATTTTTGCACTCATGCGTTCACCTCCACTTTTGAGCGCACATTAAGTATACTATTTGTGTGCTTAAAAGTCAATACCTAATACTGAAAGATACGATACGGCGGGGGG